ATGCCTGTGTCAAATCGTCCTCTTCGGATGCTCGTGGACCCTCCACGGCGTCAGCCGATGCCGTTCGGCATTTTCACAGTCGTTGATCAGCGAAATGTCGACGATCCGCATTTGCTCGGGGGTGTGGAGTACCAGCCGCTTTGCGGCGGCTCGGGAACGACATTCGACTACTGCGTCACTGGTGGTCCGGCGCCGGCGTTCTACCCGACCGTTTCTCGTACGATGCGCGCAGCGACGCCGTTTACGGTGTTCTCTGAGCTCGTCTGTTCGCCAGTCGGTGACACCTGGGATCAGGCGTACAAGGACGTCACAGACATCCTTGAGACGACCGAACAGTATCAGGTTGAACGCGCTTTGTGGACTGGTGAGGTTGGCGGTCTCGCCAATCAGATGTATCCACACCTGTCTGCAAACGCTGCGGTTACTGTACCCATCGTAACGGGTGGTCTGCAGACAACGTTGCAGACCCAAGCGGTCATCGTTTCAGGTGGCCCAGTGAGCGCTGCGACTGGTATCGGGCTCCTCGAGGGTGCGCTTGGCGCATGCTATGACGGCGTTGGCGTTCTGCACGTGCCGGAGACTGCGATCCCCGCACTGGCGAACCTCAACATGATCTGGCGCGATGGCAGTAATCTTCGCACTCATAACGGCAACCTTGTCGTCGCTGGTGCGGGGTATCCTGGCACGTCACCCAGTGGGGCAACTCCGCAGCCAGGTACCACGTGGATGTACGCCACGGGGCAGTTCTTCATGTACCGTGGTAACATCAAGACGTTCACTCGTGAGTCGTCACTCAACCGAATCAACAACACCTTCACCGCAGTCGCACAGCGCACGTATGTGCTCGGCTGGGACTGCTGCCACTTCGCTGTCCAGATCAACACAGGCTCCGTGGGCTAAGGATGAACAATGGCTGATCGTCAGATCGCGCCGATCAAGGCGAAGGTCATCCGCCTTGTGAAGCTGGACACGTGTGGTAACCCGGTGACCGGTGCCTCTTCTGCGATGCTCGTCGCAAAGGGCTTCACGCAGGTGCAGATCTCGCCGGACTACGAGGAGGGTCAGGAGTTCCTGACCAAGCTCGCTGATGGCACGCCGTGTGTGAACCAGAAGGATCCGTCCTTCCTCAAGCGCATGGGCATCGAGGGTCACTTCTGTCTTCTGTCTCCGGACGCGATCCAGATCATGACTGGTGAGACTGAGATCTTCACCGGTTCTGGTTCGCTGACCGGCACGGGTATGATGTTCGGCACCGACGTTCTCACTGCACGGTATTCGCTTGAGCTGTGGCAGCCGGTCGCCGGCACCGCGGCTTGCGACCCGAGCGGTAACGCCTACTACGTGTACTGGGCGTTCCCGAACGTGACGAACGGCATGCTGAGTGACTTCACCTTTGAGAACGACGTCTTCGACTTCGTGATCAGTGGTGAGACCGACGGTGCAGGTTACCTCTGGGGTGATGGTCCTGGTGCAACGTCATGGCTTCCCGCTGGTCTCACTGTGCCGGCTGGAAAGCATGCACTCTTCAACGTGACAACGACTCCGCCGCCTGCGGTCACCGCCGGCGCTGTGACTCTGGTGTAAGGACTCGATAGGCGGACACATGAGCGCAGTCGGCTACACAGGGGGCGACCCTTCGAAAGTCGACGTAGCTGGCGACACGATGACGGGTCCTCTGGTGCTTCCAGGGGACCCATCTTCGCCTTTGCAGGCTGCGACGAAGGATTACGTCGACAATCACAGCGGTGGTGGCGGTGGAGGCGGAACGCCGGCCACTACAGTCACCTCAGAGACATCTTTTGGCATTGCCCCAGCAGTTGGTACGGGGACGAAATACGCCAGGGACGACCATACCCACGGTTCACCAACCGCACCGACGCCAGCGAGCATTGGTGCTGCGACTTCCGGTCATGCGCATGCTGGTGTCTATGATCCCGCTGGTTCGGCGTCTACCGCTCTGAGCACGGCGCTCGCGGCCATTCCAACGTCCGGTGGATCAGTTGTCACGGAGACGACGTATGGGCAGTCGAGCTCCGCTGGTGCCGCTGCGACGTGGTCACGGTCTGATCATACGCATGGCACACCAGGTGCTGTCGACATCAGTGGCAAGGTGACGGGACCGGCATCAGCGACCGATAACGCTGTGGTGCGATTTGACAGCACAGGCGGTAAGCTCGTACAGAACTCGTTGATGTTCATCAACGACGATGGCTCAATGATTCTTACGCCGATTGGCTCACTGGCGTATGCAGCTGGTCTGCTCGCGTATGACTCTGTGAACCAGTGCCTGACATTCTTCAATGATGACACTAATGTCTCAATGCAGATTGGTCAAGAGCTCTGGCTTAAGGTTCGTAACGTCACAGGGTCAACGATCGCAAACGGCATTCCAGTCTACATCTCAGGTGCGAACTCCGGTCTGCCGACGATCGCTCCCGCGAATGCCAATGCGATCGCAACGGTACCCGCGGCTGGTCTCACCACAGAATCGATCGCAAACAACACCAACGGGTACGTGACAATCGCTGGTGTCGTCAATGGCGTTGACACAAGCACCTTCGCCGCTGGAGCGCAGCTGTACGTAGGTACGACTGCTGGTGCTCTTGTGACGACTGCGCCAAGCTCACCGAACTTCCGCAACCGTGTCGGTTCAGTGATGTCGGTCAACGCCACCACTGGGCAAATTCTTGTGACACCTGGTGCTGCTGTTCTTGGATCTGGTTCAGCGAACCAGGTGCTCGGCATGAACTCGGGCGCGACGGCGCAGGAGTACAAGACGATCAACGGCACCACGAACCGCCTGACCGTCACCCACGGCACGAACGCGGTCACCCTCGATGTGTCGGCCACACTGATGGCGCTGTACGCGACACTGGCGGGCACGCCGACGTTCACCGGCACCCCGGCGGCGCCAACAGCGACAGCTGGTACGAACACAACGCAAATCGCAACGACCGCATTTGTCCAGACTGCGGCAGGTCTTCTCATCCCGAAATCGTTGATGACGACGAAGGGTGACATTCTTGCGGCGACAGGATCTGCGACGCCAGCACGTCTTGGTGTTGGTGCCGACGGTACGTTTCTCAAGGCAGATTCGTCGCAGGCGACTGGTCTCATCTGGGCAACTCCCACTGTCACGGGTGGCGGTGGTGGAAGCGCGACCGGTTACGAGACTGGCGTCTCCGCGAACACAGGTCTATGGTATCGTGCGCCTGGTGATGGCCCAGTGGGTGCGAACGTCACAGCAACGGTCGGTCGTGCGCTGTTCGTTCCGTTCATCGTCGCCACGTCAAAGACATGGGATCGCATCGGTTGTGACGTCGCAGTCGTCGCAGCTGCAACTGGTGTCGTTCGTCTTGGTATCTTTGCGAACAACGCAAACGGACAACCTGGTACACTCATTCTTGATGCTGGCACGATCGACGCCACAGGAACTGGTGGCAAGGCAGCAACGATTTCGCAGCTGCTCGCTCCGGGTTTATATTGGCTCTGTGCAGTGGGACAGGTTGCCGGAACCGCACAGCTTCGCGCCACGGTTTCAGGACAAAAGCAGACATCGTATTTCTCAGGTGCGAACATGTTCTCCGGAACTGAGGCAGGCGTCGCTCTTGTCGCAACGGGCGTCACAGGCACTCTTGCAAGTAATCCAACCATCTCCGACAACGACCGCGGCGTCATCATCGGCATGCGCGCAGCTTAAGGAGGAAGCGTGACCGTCAAGCTACGTGGTTCAGCGGCCACGCTGACTGCACAGTTCTACGCCTTTGAGGGTGGACCACTCGTTGACGTGACGCCGACGATTCTCAACGTCGTTCGTCTTAGCGACGGCGTGACCGTGTTCTCGACGACATCCTGGACCCATGCAGGTCTTGGGACGTACTCAGTCATATGGCCCGTCAACGTCGGTACCTCACTGGGTGATTACATCGTAACGTGGACCGCCGTGCAAGGCTCCGCAGCTGAGACGATCACTGTCGTCGAGGCTGGTGCAAGCATGGGCACTGGGCCCTGCGATGTCCTTCCGGTGACCTGGGTCGCAGGCTGTCTCGATACGTTGTCGCCAGCAGTTACTGGAGCAGCGGTTCAGGCAGCATCTGAGCTAGTCTGGTCTCTTTCTGGTCGCAGATTTGGTCTCTGTACCAGCGTTCTACGGCCGTGCCGTAGAGAGTGCCAGGGGATGCCTTGGCCGGCAGGATCCGGCACGTGGCCAGCTGTCTGGGCTGGTCAAACGTACCCACTTCCATTCTGGTGGAATGGCCAGTGGCTTAACCTTACGTGTGGTGGATGCTCGACTGACTGCTCATGCTCGTCGGTGGAAGAAGTCACTCTACCCGGTGGCGTCTACCAAATCTTGCAGGTGCTCATCGATGGTCAGGAGCTTTCACCGTCGAGTTATCGTCTGGACGACAACCGACTCGTCGTCCGTACGGATGGTGGCACATGGCCACTCTGCAACGATCTGAGCAAGGACGACACAGAGATCGGGACATACTCGATCACCGCCCAGTGGGGCGAACCGCTGCCGGAGATTGGTAAGATTGCCGTAGGCGAGTTGGCATGCGAGTTCGGAAAGTACCTCACTGGTGTTGACTGCAATCTTCCAGAGTCTGTCACGTCTCTGTCGCGGCAAGGTGTCTCTCTCACGTTCGCAGACCCCAACGAAGTCCTCGATCAGGGGCGGCTGGGTCTGCACTTCACCGACATGTTTCTTTCCGCATTCAACCCAGGAGGACTTAAGGCGCGGAGTCAAGTCTATTCCGTCGACGGTCCGAATCCACGTCGGGCAGGCTCGGTATGAGTGGCACGTTCAGCCTAGCTCTCGAGGCGGTCTTGGCTTCGGTGCGTGGGAAGCTGACTGTGACACCCACTGGGTGGCCAGCGGAGGCGCGGGAGTACATCGTACCTGGCGCTCTCGCGTGGGACAAATGCGAGTGTGGTCTGCTCGCCATCGAATGGCAGAGCGCGAATTACACCGCCGCATTTCCCAACCCACGTCCAGCACTCGCGGATGGATGCAAGCCCTACCTTGCGCTTCAGCTGTTGGTGACGGTGTTGAGGTGCGCACCGAATCCGGGACCGCACGGCGAACCGCCATCGGCTGAGGCACTTGGCGCGGCTGCGATCATCAACCTTGATGATGTTGAGGCGCTGCTCACCGGCACATCGCAGGCCGCATCGACGCTTGAGGACAACAACGTCATCCTGCAGTACTCACTGGGTCAGGTCTCTCCGGCTGGTCCGCAGGGTGGCTGTGTTGGTGTCACACAGACGATTCACCTTGGCTTTGCGAATCGCTGGGGGCCATGCTAATGGCGAAGGTGTATTTCAGATACTTTCCTGAAGCGATTCGTAAGCTCTTCAGCAATCCTGCATCCACAGGTGTGCGTAAGATGCGTACGAAGGCTGTGAAGGTTCAAGCGCTTGCACGTAAGAATCTTCTTCGTCCACCTGGTGGGTTCGATACCGGTGCGCTCAGTGCGTCAATCGAGATCACGCAAACGATGGTCGACGGTGCCATCGCCTTTCAGGTTGGTTCAAAGCTTCCTTATGCGCGATATGTGCATGAGGGTACAGGCATTTATGGCCCAAAGGGTCAGATGATCAAGCCTGTTCGAGCTAAGGCACTTCGTTGGCGTGGTCCTGGTGGTGATGTCATCTTCGCAAAGCAGGTTCGTGGCATTAAACCGAATCCATTTTTGCGTGATGCTCTTATCGCTGTTCGTGATTGATCTTTCTAATGCAGAAGTCTCTCCCAACACGGATTACGGTAGCTGTAGCCGTTCTATGTTGGAGGATGTATGGCTGAGATCGTTGAGATCATGGACTTCGCGGCTGATGATGTGATCATCGAGTTCAACGTCGGTAAAGATCACTTCATCTGTGCCCCGGACATTCCACTCGGTATCATGCAGAAGATCGCTGGTCTCAAGAACCTTCAGGATACCGTGCAGAAAGATGGTATGGAGCCTATCCTTGCCGTCTTTGATGAGTTTCTGACTTCTACGTCTGCGGTGCTGTTTCGTGAGTGCGTCGAGGTGAAGAAGACGATCGGTCTTCGACGGATCATGCGGATTCTTCCGTGGATCATGGAGAAGTATGGGCTCCGCCCTACCCAGCCGTCCTCGCCCTCATCGACTGGGTTGAGCGACGGAGAAACTGGTATCAATTCCACGGCTGGTGTATCTCCACTGGGGTTGCCAACGTCGCCCGACTCTCCGCAGCAGACGCTCTTTCCCTAATTCACTTCTACATCGTCAAAGACATCACTGATGAAGGCGAGTATCGTAAGCTGTCGGCGCAGCTATCGGGTCCAATGCTCGTCACAGATGTAAAAAGACTTCGTAAGATCAAAGATCGCGCTCCTGATGAACCTCCAATGCCTGCATGGTGGGATGATGACGACGAAGAAGCAGCGAACACGAGCATCGCTGTTGCGCGTCAGCTTGGCTTTTAGGAGTGATCGATGACGAGTCCCGTCTACGGTGAAGGCTTCATCATCATCCGACCAGACTTTGGTCGGTTTGATGATGAACTTCGCCGTGGCGTCAACCGCGTGCTTGACCAGCTCGGCGACGACTTCCAGATGTTCGAGCGTTTCGTCAGCAACATCTTCGAGGAGATCGCTGATGAGATGGTCTTTCACATGCGGTACGCAGACCGCGTTATCAGTCGCATCTTCGCTGAACTCTCACGTGATGCTCGCATGTGCGGTCTGGCGATCGCCGAGGCGTTCGCATTTGGGTCACGAATAGCACGTGAAGAGCTAGATGATCTGGAAGATCGTGCCCAGAGGGCGTTCCGGAACATCAGGCAAGCGGCGCGTGGTTCCTCGACGTCGATGATGGGTATCTTCAGCACGCTTGGCGTTCGGCTGATGAGTCTTTTCTCAAACCTATTCAGTTCAGGAAGTCAAGCAGGTGCTGGAGGTGCGAACGCCGCCTCTGGTATTGGCAGTTCACTGATGTCCAGTCTCAGTGGCATTGGTGGAATGGTCAGCAGCATCGGTCTCATGGGTGCGATCATTCCACTTGCGCTTGAGATGGTCGGCGTCGTCATTAATCTCGCAGGTGCGTTGCTCGCATTGCCTGCCGCGGCTGGTGTTGCGGCCGCTGCGTTCATTCCACTTAAGATCGCCTTCAATGGTGTTGGTGAAGCACTCTCCGCGATCTGGTCTGGTGACCCAGAAAAGATCGCTGAAGCCATGAAAGATCTCGCGCCACATGCACGCGCAGTGGTGAAAGAATTCACGGCGTTTGTTGCTCCCTTGAAGACGATGGGGAAGGCGATCCAGCAGGGTTTCTTCGTGCCACTTGAGGGCTCGATCACGAAACTGGGCAATACGATCATCCCCGTGCTCAGCAAGAACATCGCAGGTATCGGTTGGGTCTGGGGCGAGACAATCTCGCAGATCGTCGATGCGATCTCGACACCAACGTTAAGCAACGCCATCGAGGGCATCATTCTCACAGCGATGAATATCATCGCTCGATTCGGTCCAACGCTAGCAAGCTTCTTCTCATCGATCATTGGTCTCATCAGTAAGGGTCTGCCATACGTTCAGCGATTCGCCTACTGGATCGCAAGCCTTGTCGATGCATTCTCCCAGTGGTTGACGAAATCCACCGAAAGTGGCAAGGTCACAGGCTGGCTCGATCAGGCATGGCAGGCTGGTAAGAAGCTGTATGAAGTCATCAAGCAGCTGAGCATCTTCGTTGGCTTGATGTTTGGCTCGTTTGGTGATGAAGGACAAGACACGCTTGGTGGCATGGCGGAAAGCATTGCCAAGGTAAACGCCTACCTTAAGTCATCTGAGGGCCAGGAATCACTGCATAACCTCGGTGTTGTCATCCACTGGGTAGGCAACGCATTCGTTCTGCTGATCGCAAGTATGACCGGTGCGTATTACGCATTGAACACACTCTTTGACGGTGTTCGAGCTCTTGGTGGACTTTTTGTCCTCATGGGTCGAAATATGAAGAGTCAGTGGGCACTCGCTGTCAGCTGGACGACGACCGCGTGGAATGCCATTGTTTCTTTCGTCACGACAGCATGGGGTATGCTTGTTGACTTCGTCATCATGCATTGGGATAGTCTAAAGAAAATTTTCACTGATGGCTGGGCAAGTCTGACGAGCACAGTCTCAACGTGGTATAACAACACGGTCTACTTCCTCACGAACTTCCCAAGGATCGTGAAGGAATTTCTTGTCGACGCCGTTATGAACGCTGCATACTACATCGGCTATGCGGTGGGTCTGCTTATTGGCTCATTCATGTTGCTTCCGCAGGCTGCGAAGCAGGTTTGGTCGGCACTTGTCACGGGGTGGAACGCTGTCTTAGCGTTCTTCACGCAGACGATCCCCGCACTCGCCGCGAATGTCGGTAAGTGGTTCTCCGACATGTGGAACACAGCATACTCCACCGTGGCGAATTTCGTCACCAACACGCAGGCGAAGGCAGCTGAACTTCCCAGCAAGGTCGGCGACCAGATCTCGCAGACTCGTCAACGGGTCATTGATCGATTCACCGAGCTGCGTGATGGCGCCATCGAACGAGTTCGTGGTCTCGTTAGTGGTGCACGTGGTGAGGCGTCGAAACTTCCTGATCAGGTCAGCAACGCCATTCGCGGTGTCATCAGCAAGACCTATGACATTGGTCGTGACATGATTTATGGCATGATCAACGGCATCAGGAGCGCTGCATCGGCGCTGTGGAATGCAGCACGTGATGTCGTGATGAACGCGTGGCAAGGCGCGAAGGATGCGTTGAAGAGCAAGTCGCCGTCCAAGAAGTGGGCTGAGCTTGGTGAAGACAGCGCCGCAGGTTATCAGGTTGGTTTCGACGGATACAACCTGACCGACTCGATCGCGACTGCTGTTAAGATGCCACTCGACGCCTTCAGTCGACGTGGAATGCAGTCACCGACGGTCAACAACTCGGTGCAGGTTGGCGGTGCTCAGCTCGTCGCGTACCTTCAGATTAGCGATGGGCAGCTTCAACCTGTTGTCGTCGCAACCCTCAAGGAAAATCCACAGGAAGTTGCTCTTGCCGCTGAGCAGGGCAGCTCACAGCTGGCACGGCGGAGGTAACGATGAGTCGTGGCTTTGAGGGTCGTCCACTGGAGAACCCGAACAACTGCACTGACCCGTACACACCATCATTCTGGCTTGGAAAGCCAGGCGCACTGACGCAGATTAGGATGCCTGATGCGGGCATTCGTCGTGATGGTGTCGATAACTTCGCTGTGAAGAACTTGCTCGATGGACAGTCAGTCGATCGATCGCCCTATCTCTGTCGTACGTGGACATTTCAGCACCAGTGGCTTCGTCCTGAAGTCATGTCCGTGTTCATGGAGTTTGCCACTCGTCAACGCGGCATTGGGCCGTTCATCCTCATTGATCCGCAGATGAAGAATCTACTGACGCCGAATCAGGCATCCGGGACCGATGCACTGCATACCACTGAGGGATTCAAGGTCGACCCGGTGGTGTACAGCACTGTGATCGACACTATGAGTGGCGTCGTCTCAGGCAGCTGGGGAACTGCAGACGTCACAGGGCAGTCATGGACCACAACGATCACGCCTAACGACTACTGGAAGGATGGCACGGTTGGACAGGTTCGCCCAACTGCACTGAACAGTAATCGTCACGCATTCTTGACAAGCGATTCGTATGCCGATCGTGTCGTTCAGGCTGATCTTCAGTTCAGTGCCATCCCTGCGTCTGGTCTCGTTCGACACGGCATCATGGGTCGAAGCACAGGCACATCGAACTACTATGCCGCACTGCTTGAGGTTGGCCCCACGATGGCGCCAACCTTGACACTCGTGCGTGTCATCTCTGGCACTCCGACGATCATTGGCACAACCGCAAACGTCGGCATCACCACCGTGTCTGTGGGTCTCTTTTACACGATTGAGATCTCATGCATCGGTAGTGCCATCAAGGCTCGTGTATGGCAAGTGAACACAACGAAGCCGCTCACCTGGCATCTTGAGGTCACCGACACAGCGCTTACCACAGGAACCATCGTTGGCACTGTGAGTCGTAACGAGACAGCCGCAACGACGCATATCGCACGATACGATAACTTTCTTTCCACGCCGTCGGTGACGAACGCTCTTGCATCATCAGTTGATGATAAGCAACAGGGTGAACGCTCTCTGAGCTGGACGATTTCACCTCCTGTGACAGGTTCGAGTAGCCCCATGCACGTGCTGCCTCAGACGGGTCTGTACGGCTTCTGCCTACCGCCTAGCGCAGTCGTTGCGTTCTCTGGCTGGGTCAAGCTTGGATCGACATCTCTCGACCCAGTGGTGACCGTTACACCGAACCTGGTCTGGATGAACGGTGTCGGCGCTGTACAGTCGACAGTTGTCGGAACGAGTGTACTCGCTGTAACTGGATCATCCGGCGTGGGATGGCAGAAGTTCTGTGTCACAGGTATTGTCCCCACTGGGTCAGCTGGTGTCTATCTTGATCCGCAGATCATACTGACGAACTCGTCCATCGGAGCGCTCGTTAGTGTGCTTCTTGATCAGCTGCAAGTTGAGCTGACTTCCACTGGGCAATGCACCACGTGGGAGTATGGTCAGGGACAGCCGCTTGTTGGTGTTCGAGCCGATGGTGAATCGATTCCACGCATTCTCAGGACAGATCTTACGTACATCGCTGTGGAGGTCACATGAGACAGGTCTCTGCGGCGCTTCGTGCTGCGATCGACGCAGGTGAGCGTGTCGTTCGATCGGTCTTCACTGTGGACTGGGACAACGATGGTGTACAAGATCTTGATGATCTGACCCACCAGATTGGTCGAGTCTCCGCCACGCAGTCGTTGGAGAGTAGCCTTCCAGCTCAGGTGCAGGTTGTGCCTGGCGTCGCCGTTGCAGAACTCACCGCATCTGTGGAGCGTGGAAACCGCTTTCGATATGACGTACCTGTGACACTGCGTGGCGTTACGTCGGCGTCAAGTGGCAGCGGAACCGTTACGACGATCACAGTGCCTCGACCCAGTGATGCACGTGAGGGCGATATCATGCTGCTCTCCGTGTTCATCTCCGGTAATCCTGTCACTCTTGGCATCGGTGGCCAGTTCGCCTACTATGACATCACTCGTGGAACGAATGTTCCATGGGTTGTGATGTCGGTTCGCGGTGACGGGGTGAGCTTCAGTGACACGGCGTACGCACGTGTTGAGGGCGTGTTGCTTGCACGTCGTGTGACGTCGACTGAGCCAAGCATCTACACGATCAGCGTTCCGCCTGATGGTGTCGCGGTCTTTGTCGGGTCAGCAGTTAACATTGGTGACCAGAACATTATCGGCATTACAGATTTTGACACCAAGGGAGAAGACGGAGTTGACAACCCAACCTCGGTTGTGATGCCGCCTGTCACCGTCGATCTGCCTGGATCGATGATCGTTTCGTTCTACGCTGCGTCGTCGTATCTCGTCAGTGGGTCATCCTTCTCACCAAGTACCACCGATGATGTCGAGCAGGTTGAGCTTGCGACGACGTATCCTCCCGTCAGTGGTGCAGCAAATGTTCGCATGGCTGTTATGACGACAGCGAATCCTGCCCGAGGTCGTCAGCAGAAATCAGCGATCTACACGTCGAGTGGCTCGCTGACGTCGACGGTTGGTTTCGTTGTCGTGCTTGGTCCTAAGCTTGCTGGTGACGAATCACAGCACGCCGCGTGGATGATGAGCGAGCTGAATCCTGACTCGCCATACGCTGGTAAGATGCGCATCCGTCGTCCTGTGCGATGGGATCTCTACTTCGTCACTGAAAGTGGCTTCGAACGCGTGCCGCTTTTCACTGGCTTCACAACGACGACAAGTGGCACGTCACGGAATCGCAGTGCTGAAATTCGTGCACTCGACAACCGTGAGAACCTGCGTGGTACACGACAAGGCATGGACGTTGTCGCTGAGAGTCCCGTTGCACGTGATGAGTTCTTAGGTCTTCCATTCATGCCTGGACTTGAGTCGACGTGGGTTGTCTCCAAGCTGCTCTTCTACGCGTTCTATCGAAGCACAACGAACGGTGTCTTCTCATTTGAGAATCAGAGCCCACTGCGAAATGGTCTTGGTTACTTCGCAAGTCCTCTAGCGAACAAGTTCTCGTTCCTTTGGGTTCCATTTCACGGATCTGCGCATCCACTGGTCGGAGACGTCTACAACGCGTACGTAGAAAGCCCTACGCTCGTCCGTAGTCGCTTCGAATTTGACCCTGGACCGTTCGTATCGGCCACCCGAGCTCTCCCCTCAGGGACGAGTCTGAACGCCACGTGGATTGGTTTCGCTGAGGGATATTCGTCGCAAACATGGCACCCAACCACTGGGCAGCTGGCTGGTCGCATTCAGCACTGGCTTAAGCGTGGCACTCGAGCAGGATACTGCTTCATCACGATCACTGACACCGTTCCGGGCAATTCGCCAACCTACACATGCATTTCACGTATCGCACCTGATGGATCGTGGTCGTTCAGGGTGACGCAGCCTGGCGGTGTCTCGCGCATTGTCGTTGGTCCTTCTGTTCCTGAAGACGACAACTGGCACTTCATTGGTGTGCACTTCAACTCCATTACAGGCTCTGTGACTTTTCGTATCGACAGCACGAACACAGTAGTCGCAATGGCAACGTGGGTCAATACCACACCAAGTGTTGGCTTTGAAAACGTCGTTACGATGTACGTGGGTGATGGCGCATCAATCGCTGAGCTCCAGGTCGCAGGTTCGTTTGACCAGACGTCAGGGCTTCAAGTTGGCATCTCACTGACTGATGCGTGGGCAAACGACAACTTCGTTCCGACAGCCTTCATCGACAAGTCGGATAACGTTCTTGACTGCGTGCCTGTCATCGATAGCGCGATTGATGCGTTTAACGTCATCGCCGCAATTTCAGATGCGGAGTTCTCTGCGTTCTTCTTCGATGCAGACGGGTATCCGCACTACCGGAACACCAGATCGAACGTCACCACCACTGGGCAGACTGTGCAAAAGCAAATCACAGCACGTCGCTCACTTGAAGACTTGCGATACGAATCTGGCGTGCAGCAGATCGCCAACATCATCAGCGTGAGTTGGACGGAATTTCTTCCAGTCGTCAATGGTGAGGCATACCGCGCTAATGGTGTCATCACGATTCCAGCAGGTACTGGACTCTCGTTCACTGTTATGCTTCCAGGTCCTGTGTTTGACAACCAGGGCGTTACGTTCTCAGCGAATTCTGCGATTGACGGCACTGGCACTGATCTTTCATCGTACATATCAACGAGTATCACGTCAACCGAGCCATACTCAGTCACGTTCACGGTAAACAACGATGGTCCTATCACTGCATTTCTCGTTGATGGATCTGGTCAGCCAGATCTCGTTGTGATTGCATCGTGGATGGCACCACAGACGAACACAAGCATGCCGGCCACATACACGGATGCCACATCGATTCGCAAGTACGGTGAACAGGCGCTGCCAACGATTGGTGCCAACGAGTGGATGCAGCGTTATGACTCAGCGGCCTCACTTGCGCTTACGCTCCTCTCTGACCTTGCCGACGCAAAGCCGGTGCTGACAAGTGTTCCTATCAAGGGCGACCCAACGCTGGAATTTGGTGACCTTGTGACGATCGTTGACTCGTTTGGTCTCGGCGTCAACGGTCTCTATCGCATCACAGGCAAAGATCCATCTCATACTGTGAGTGATGGCTTTTCGCAAAATCTCGTCGTTCGTCAGGCAGCGACGGTTGCATATTGGGACACCAACAGCTGGGATGATGGGACGGTGTGGGGCTGATGGTCAATCGAGTCAACATTGGCGCCAAGGGCACCAAGCTTGATTACGATAACTGGGGCGTGCCGATCACCAATGCGGTGAACGATCACGACAACCAGCTACTCCAGATCAACGGCCCATGGTCAGTCGCGACGAACATCCAATGGACGTCATCCGGTACCCAGCCTTCACTGGGCAATGGAACATTGACGGGTCACTATAACCGGTTCGGTACGAACCGTGTGATCTTCACGTTTCAGCTGACGATCGGTAGCACCACGACGTTTGGCACAGGTACGTGGTTCATCAAGGTGCCAATTCCACCTACCGCAGATGCCATCGCTGAAACCGTTGGTGCAACGTGGATGCTTGATTTTGGTGTACTTGATAAGGTTGGCGTCATCAAGTTTGAAAACGCGACAGACATCACCCTTGTTGCATCGAGTGGTGGTGTCGTCACGCCGACGAATCCACAGACATGGGCAGTCAACGATAAGATTCGAGGAGAGATCATCTATGCCATCTGAGTGGAGTATCGCGCGACAGGGCTACGTCATGCGTGGACACGTCGAATCCTTGCGTGAAGCTCGTGACGCAGCCGCCCAGTGGATGCGTGAGAATGGCTTCACACGCTTCGAGGCAGAGAAGGAAAGCGAGACTGCGAACGTCCAGCTTGCCTGGTGGGATGAGGCAAATGAGATGTTTACCCAAGCTGATCATGAAGGCGCTGAACCGGTAACCGTCGTCAACATTCCAGTGTAGAATCGGTTCTATGCTGGTTATTGTGCCGTCTCGTGGGCGGCCTCAGAACATCAGACGTCTCATCGATGGCTGGGTCGAGACGGACGCACAGGCCACGCTACTCGTCGCTGTTGATGACGATGACGCGCAGCTCGACAACTACAAAGACGCCATGAAGCATGCGCCGAACGACGAGCAGTTCCAGCTGCACGTTGGTCGGCGCCTTCGTCTGGCAGGCACGCTCAACGAACTTGCAACGAATCGCGTGAATCGTGAAGGTGCAGTTGATAGTGACATCGTCGGCTTCATGGGTGACGATCATCTGCCTCGTACGTTCAAGTGGGACCTGAACATCGAAGACATCTTTGCCACGCGTGGTCTTGGCGTCGTCTATGGTAACGACCTCATTCAGGGTCCGAACCTCCCAACGGCGGTCTTCATGTCTGCTGCCATCATCAAGACGTTGGGGTACATGGTCCCAATGGGGCTCACACACATGTACTTGGACAACACGTGGAAGGTCTGGGGCGAGGGTATGGGCCGCCTCACGTACCTTCCGAGCGTCATCATCGAACACCTGCATCCGATCGCTGGCAAGGCAGAGTGGGACGAGCGCTACGTCGAGGTCAACGCCGGTCATCAGTACGCAAGCGACGAAGCAGCATACAAGAACTATCTCGCATCACGGGTCAACTATGATCTCGATAAGTTGAAGGAGCTCGTCAATGGCTGAATGGAAGCTTTTCACGGATGACGTCGCTGGTGTCTCCACCTTCGAGTTTCACGAGCATCGTGAACGTGCTCCGCACCTTGAGCAGGGTGCGCATCAGGGTCGGCTTTATAAGGCGTATGACTTCGTCCGTGAGGCGGTGGATCGTGTCGAGACACGGATGGAGAATCCTGCGGTCGTTGTTGATCTGGGGTGCGGCGACGGTGGACTTCTGTCACTCGTCTCTCGACTTCCGTTCATCGAGGCGAGCGGCTATGACTTCCAGCCAAGCAACTCGCAGGGATGGCGTGAACGAAACGTCAAGGGCACCCCACTGAACTTTGTCGATGAATTCGACAAGGTGTGGAACGCCGACGTCTACGTGATGACGGAGGTTCTCGAGCATCTCACAGATCCGCATGGCTTCGTGAAGAAGATCGCAGAACGGAAGTCGCAGCTCGTCGCGTCCTCGCCGTTCACCGAGCACAGTGGATCACATGACGAATGCCACGCGTGGGCATGGGATGAGGAAGGCTACAAGCAGCTCATGTGGCAGGCAGGTTTCAAGGTCGTTCGTCATGAGACGACTGGCATGTTCCAAGTGATTCACGCGGTACTCGCATGAGAATTCGACTACGTGAGAAGCATACGCCTGAGATGCTCGCTGAGCTCTATGATGGTGTGTACGATCACAGGAAGTGGGCTGAACACGTCGCGCGTGTGGACTGGACGATTCGTCGTCTGCAGCACTTCATCGATCTGCGACCGGAGATCACGCGTGTGGTCGATCTGTCGTGTGGTGATGGTGCGATCCTCAACGGGCTCAACGTGCCCAACAAGGTGTTTGGCGATATCGTCCCCGCGGATCATCTGACAATCGCGCCCATTGCAGCTGAGATCGCTGTGCGGTACATGACCGGAGACCTGCTGATCTGCTCTGAGACGCTCGAGCATCTCGATGACCCAGACCAGTTTCTTCGTGATGCACAGGAGAACTTCAAGTTCATTGCCATCACCACCCCACTGGGTGAGTCAGATCCCGAAAAGAACTACGAGCACTACTGGGGTTGGGATCTCATCGGCGTGAACAAGATGCTTCGAATCACCCAGTGGTATCCTCTTGTTGAGGAGACTCTTCCACTCGACTATTACACGTATCAGTTCTGGATCGCGAGGTCGTAGTGCTGAAACCTGGAATCACAGTCGCGATCGCGACCATCCCTCCGAGAGTGGGGCTACTGCAACGCGCGGTGGCCTCTGTTCTCTCGCAGACGCACCCTGCAGCAGGTCTGGCAGTTGCCGTTGACTACGCGAAACAGGGTGCTCCAGCGACGAGACAGCGCGCGTTGGACATGGTGGATACTCAGTGGGTTGCGTTCCTGGATGATGATGATGAATTCATGCCGCAGCATCTTGCCACTCTTTGGGATGCAGCTCACGCTTACCAAGCGGACTACGTGTATTCGTGGTTTGAGACGATCCCATATGGCAGTGACCCTTTTCCCATCGGACATTACGTGCAACCCTGGTCCAACGCGGAGCCTCGCCAGACGACAATTACAACGCTGGTTCGGACTCAGCTCGCTCGTCAAGTTGGATTCGCACGCTTTGAGGAGACGGGCGAACTCGTTGATGGGCAGAGGTTCGGTGAGGATTGGGCATTCACACTCGGATGTATGGACGCCGGTGCGAAGATTCACCACGTGGTCGCCAAGACGTGGTACTGGCATCACGACAGCGGGAACACGAGTGGAAGGCCTGATCGCTGGTGAAGATCGGAATCTTTCCCGCTGACCTGTATGGCTGTGGATATTACAGGCTCATCTGGCCCGCGATGGTACTTCAACAGCAGGGCTATGACATTGACATCATCAGTCCTGCGGATCGCACAGCTGCGTTTGCTGCCGAGGTAGGTGATGATGGTAACATCACTGGTAAGCACATCCGCTTCCCACGCCAGTACGACATCATCATCATGCAGCGCATCACGCACAAATACCTTGCGCAGGCTGTGCCGTACATCCGAGCTGAAGGTCATGCTGTGATCATCGATGTTGACGATGATCTCGAAAGCATCTCGCCAACGAACCCGATGTACGCCGCACTGCATCCGAAGAAGCGAGCAAACGCAACGTCGCAGGATCACTCATGGGAGTGGGCTCGCTACGCATGCGAGAACGCGACGATGGTACAGACGACGACGCAGGCGCTTGTGGATCGATATGCCAGGCGCACCACTGGGCGAGTCATCCCGAACTACGTGCCGGAAAACGCTCTCGAGGTGGACCATGAAGACTCCCCTATCTTTGGTTGGGGCGGAGGTATCCACTCGCACGGCGAGGATGTCCCAGTCGTCGGCAACGCAGTACATCGCCTCGTTCAGGAGGGGCATCGGTTCCGAATCATCGGTCCTGACATCGGTATACGTCAGGCGTTCCGTCTTCCGTCACGGGAGAGCTTTGAGGCAACTGGTCCGATTGAACTTCCGTACTGGATCGCAGCTCTCGCGCTCTTGGGTGTCGGCATCGCGCCGCTTGCAGCCTCGACGTTCAACCGCAGCAAGTCGTGGCTCAAACCGATGGAGTACGCTGCCGCCGGGGTACCAAGTGTGGTTTCCCCATCACCTGCGTATCGAGAGCTCAATCGCCTTTATGGCATTGGTGACATCGCTGAGAAGCCCAAGGACTGGTACAGACTCCTCCGTAGACTCATCACTGATGATGCCTACCGTATCGACCGCGGCGAGCAATCTCGAGCGGCAGCGAGAGAACTGACGATTGAAAAACACGCATGGCGCTGGATGGAGGCCTGGGAGGAGGCCTTGCGCATCCAGCGCCAGTAAGCGCTTAGATCTTCCAGGACAGCCCGCAGCTGAGACACGTCTCAGAGGCGGGCTCATCCATGATTGCCTCACTTCGACAACCGGGACATCGAAGGCGTACCGCAGGACGCTTAAGTGCTCGTCGCTGTTTAGGCGTCATTCCGCCCCAGACGCCATACTCTTCATTGATTTTCATCGCCCAGTCGAGGCAGTCGATCGCAATGGGACAGCGATGACAGATGGCGAGAACTGCTGGATCAGCGTGGGTTGCACGATCATTTTCAAAGAACTGCTCTGTGTCTGTGCCGATGCATTCGGCAAACTCCCAGTTTGGGAGCTGGTCACTTCGTTTCTTTGTCATTGGTCTGCTTTAGTTGCGGGAATGAATGCAACGTGATCATGTACCGAAGCAGATCGTTGTTCGCGGCGGTACCATACATCGTCGCCTGCTGGATGTACCACTGATTCAGTGCGACCTGTGTCTTCCAGCCGGGATCAGCGCTTGCGGCCTTGCTCGTCAGGAAGTCAATCTCGCCGCTGATGTCACGGCCCTTCCAAAACGCACGCTGCGCGGCAACCTTGATGAAGATGTCTCGTCGCACGCGATCCTTAATGGCACGCTTGATGCGATCTGCGTTTTGCTCAGCTTCCTTCGCGAGACGAAGAAACTTCTCCATCTCCTGCTGGTTTGTCAATCCAGTCGGACGGGCTGTCGGTTCCGTTGTCATTGAAGTTCTTCTCCTTTTTATATTTCTCTGCCTCCTGTGAGAAGGCGTCTGCAATCACCACAGCGATGGTGCGGCCGGTTACTGAGTCGGCCTTGTCTGCCTCGGTGAGCCACTCGGACTGCGCGTCCAACAGCGCAGTTCGGATGATGCGCTTTTCGTACTCGTCCATCGTGTCGATTTGACTCATTAGTCCTCCAAGTTCATGAGCAGGTTGAGCAGCTCGTGCTGACCGAGGATACCGTGTGCGCCACAGGCCATGCATTCGATCTCGCCACTGAGGGTGTTGACCTCAACCTCGGCAACAGCGCCACATTCAGCGCAAGGCTCGATGACCACGATTGCGTTTGCGAACTGCATCTTGTCCTCCATCAATTCGTCGATAAGACAACTATATCAAGACTTAAGTCATTCGCAAATAGCAAAGTGGGAGGATCCCGAAGAATCCTCCCACTGGGTGAGTGCTATTTCTCCATACGAAGCAGGTGCACGGCAGCCTTGTTGATCGACTTGTGCGTGATGCCCTGCATCGCGTTCAGGAACTTCGACTCCGACGTGCCGGCGGGACGCCAGTCGAGCCACTCGCTGATCGCGTTGACGAGTCCCCAGCCGGTGCCGTGCCACCCGACGTATGGCGAGGAGTGCATCTTGTCGAGGATGAGGTTCGTGACCTCGTCCTTCTTCTTGGTGTGGTTCGGGATGACGTACCCGAGGACAAGCTTTGCCTTCTCGTCGTTGATTTTGATCGCAGCGAGCCGAGTGGCGAGCTCGTTGTATCGCTTCGTGTAGGCTTCTGCCTTGCCCAGTGAGGACTTCATGTCACCGAGCTTCGCGGTCATCGTCGACGTGTGCCGCACCGACCACTTGTGCGGGACGTTTGCGGAGAACGAGGCGAGCGTCAGCTGGTTCATACAGAGTCCGCGAAGCGGCATCATCATGACCTCGACGGCCTTCGTGAGGTCCATACTCGTCCGCAGAACGGCGAACATCTCGTGCGGGTCGCCGCCATCGAGCACGTTGACCTGCATGTGCTGCGGAAGACGCATGACCATGAAGCCCTGTTTGCCACCCTTAAGTGCACCAGCGGCGACGTAACGTGCACCTTCGCCCTTCACAGCCTCGTCCATGAAGTCGAATGCCTCCGGGTACTGGAGGATCGGATAGTCTGACGAGACGATACTGAGCGGCTCCAGCGTGTCGTCACGAACGATGATCTTGCGGTTCGTCATCTTGCGAAGGCACTCAGGAGACGTGTTATCTTCTACCGTCTCCGTATCACCCTCTTTGAAGAACGTCTCGTCGCAAGTGAAGTACACGTTTCGAGCCGAGACCGTGAAGTCCAGGCCGCCCTGCTTCGCCGCTTCCGCCGCCGTGAGCGGATTGTCGACGACCTTGCCGAGCTTCATCCACGGGACCATACGATCCGTGAATTGGACGTTCTCCCCGCCCTCAGCGAGCGTAACGCTCTGCGTCATGGTCTTGTCCTTTCGTCTGGCGCGACTTGCGCGTGGACCGGGCAGGATTCGAACCTGCATGCATCTTCCCCACTAAGGGTGCTCCTCCTGCCAGTGGCAGGCGCTCTACCAATGAGCTACCGATCTGTGGTGGGATACGCTCCCACGGGGCGTGTTACCGTTCGGTAATCTCGACGGGGTTCTCATCCACCGGCTCGAAGTCACCGAGATCTAGGCTGTAGTTGTCGCCGTAGCCCATGCCGCAGCATGAAGCACAGAGACTCGGCATGCCCTGCTCGCTGAATGCCTTGTCTTCAGCAACCTCAACGATGTCGTCCACCGTGAGTTCACTGACGGGCTTCTCGAGGTCCTTCGCGATGCGATCGAGCGTTTCGTCGTCGAGCTCGACGTAAACCGTCGCACTCGCCCAGGCTTGCGCGTGAACCACAACCTTCATTGTATCCTCCATCTTGCCGTTGTTCCGGCGTTGAGATAACTATAACAGGACCCGTGGCCCAGTGTAAATAGGAATCTTACGCCGGCACAGCGATGCAGTGAACCACACCCGTTCCGATGGTGAGCAGCGCGCTGTTCGTCACGAGAAGGGTGCAGCCTGTTAACGTCTTTGATGCATCGGCTTTGATTGCATACGTGTAGTTGCCGAGGAGGATGTTGTCTGTGAGAAACTTGACAGCGTAGTTCAGTGTGGGCAGTGTCTCTCCCCACGTAAAAGGAATCTCACGCGTTTGCGGTCCGCCCAGTGTAAGACCAGCGACCGACACGCTTCGACCAGCGAGGAAGCTATTTAAACCAGCTGGACCGGTGGCGCCTGTCGCTCCCGTTGCACCCTGCGATCCGGTCGCTCCAGTCGCCCCGGTGGCACCAACAGATCCAGTGGGGCCAGCAATACCCTGCGGACCTTGCGCTCCTGTATCGCCCTTTGGACCTTGTGGTCCAGCTGCTGCTGGATGCGCTTGCATGTACCCTGACACGGCTCCGGTGACCATCGGCATGCACGTGTCCATCGTCACTTGCGCGGCGTCGGTGTGTTGGCGACGCCACAGTTCCCAGTCGATGTAGTTGATGGGGGATTCTGGAACGGCGGGATCCGTCATAGTGCAATCATACCTGACAGGATCGAAATAGGCAATCTGTCCCCAGCAGTTACTATTCGGAGATGTAGAAAGTGTCTCTACGGGTGTTCTGGAGATCACTGTTGCAGGAACAAACTGGTACAGATCTGGACACTGAAACGCCCAGTGGTGTTGGCAACCACTGGGCGTTCTTTACGTGCGTCTGTCTTACGGAGCTTCCTCCGACGGCACGGATGCGACGACCTGCGGACGATACCACAGTGCTGCAGCCGTAGCGACGAGCGTCAGCACGAGACCCTGCGTCTCAGGAGTCAGGTGCAGGCCGAACGAGATGGCGACGGCGATGACGGCCTTGATGAGACCAACGATCGCAGGCACGAGCTTCTCCTTGGCGAGCAGTGCCGCCGTGATGAAGCCGAAGAGTGCGACGACAACTGCGTTGAGCACTCCCTGCTGCTCATCCGTCAGTGGGAAGATGAGCGCGCTGATGACCGCGATCATCGAGGAGATGAAAGCGAGTACAAGCGCTGGCTCGCGTCCAAAGATCTTCATGATTCACTCCTTACAGGAGGTGGTGCCTCAGGTGCGTCCCACACTGGGTGACGTTTGCGACGTACGTCACGCTGCGCTCGAAGGAGAATGACCAGCCAGCGAAGCATGACAGTGCCAACGATCGTACAGATGATCGTACGTGCGGGCATCGTTGACGCGTATTCTGTCGGTGGACGGATGAAGAAAACCGTCACCGCCCAGTAGTCCAGGATCAGCGCAAGTGACATCTTCGTCAGCATGAACTGACGCCCGACCTGTGACTGCTCGAATCTGGTGAAGAATGCATACACCAAGACAAGCCCGGTGGTCACTACGGCTGCGTACCCGAGTGTCACCGTGCTTATGATGATCCAAGTTCGTTCCACTAACGTGTACTCCGTAGCACTTGCTCGAGTAGAGGCGCGAGTCCATTCGGCTTGCGAACATTCTCACGCAGTGATGTAGTTACCTCGTCAACTTCTTCTCGCTGTGCGATGACTTCGCGGTGCGCGCACTGCGCTTCCTCGAGATCCTCTGATGGCCCCCGTCGCAGCAGTCTCCACAAGCTCATTGGCTCTCGGTCTCTCTTTGGGCGACCTGTCGAAGGGCCCTGAAGGTATCGTCCGCAACACGTGACGACTCGAGCAGCTTGCTGTTTTGTGCGAGGGCTTCCTCAGCGACTTTCTTCCACTCATCTCGCTGCGCGCGTACGTCATCGTACGTTGGCTTTGGGATGAGACGTCCAACTAGGATGAAGAGGACACAGAGTGCAAGGAGCCCAGTGGGACCCCACTTGGCGAGCAACAGCTCCAGTGGGAGATCCACGTGTTACTCGGACTCAGCCCGCTGAGCTGCGTTGAACATCAGGTCGCCAAAGATGCGAGCAACCTCGGGATCGAGCAGTGCCTGCTTGACAGCGGCGACGAGCTGGTCCTGCGTCACACCGCCGACGGCGAGTGCGTCGACACTCTTCTGGAGCTTCTTGATGGGGTTCGGAAAACCCTCTGGCGGCATGCCAGAGTTTGGCCAGTCGTTGTCAAACTTGATGCGATCAGTGTTTGCAACGATGGCAGTGACGCCTCGTTCGGCGTTGGCGATGAGCTGAGAGTCACCCACGGAGTAGCCGCCTTTCATGCGAGCGATGGGATCGTACCCATCTGCACGAGTGTCATTATCGATGTCGGATCGACCACTGGCGTGGATGTGTCCGTCATCAGAGCTTGGACGTGTGGTGTGTTTGAGAGGATTGCTGGCGTCGGTCCAGCGGACCTGCTGGCAATTCCCCTTCTCGTCCGTCCAGTTGATGTACTTGATCCACATGGCGCCTGGGTAACCAGCGTCACGATCCTTGATCATCTGGCGAGCAATGTCTGCGTTTTCTTTCTTCGCAGCGGCTGTGCCGTTACGCGGCATGATGTCGATCGCACGTGCCACGTACTTTGCGTTCGTCCCTGGCCAGCCCGTCACAGAGTACGGTGTGTGGTCTTCAGGGGTGTTGGCCTTCTGATGTTCCTCGTTTGGGTAGTCGTACACCGTCAGCCCATATGCGCGAAGCGACTTCTGCGTCTGCGCGAGTGGACGTGCAAGCGTGTATGGTTGACCGACCTTGACCCACGTTGTGTATGCTGCCGTTGCCATCTGCCCTCCCCACTGGGTGGTTACGACAGATTCTAGCAAGTCTAGACATAGCACGCCGGGAGGCACCAAGGGGGTCAATCCTGGTACCTCCCGGCGGAGGGCGATCAAGCTCTCTGTCTCACCTCAGAGAGCGACCGTCTCCTCGACTGGAGCGTCGGTCTGCTCGACGGAGGTAGGCGCCTCCGCGGGGCTCGGAGCATTACCGGCGATCCAACGTGCAGCGCCGCCACCAGCGTTGGTCTTGTAGACCTTGCCGTCACGCTTGAGGCGCCACAGCGACAGGTACACCTTGTTCGGCGCGAGGTCGAGCGCGGTGGCGATCTCTTCCTTGGTCTTGCCGGCGACGACGTCTTCGACGTTCGCCGACAGGTACTCGAGAACCTTGGCGTCCTGGTCGATGGTCGCCTGCGGACGCGGGCGACCGCTGCCAGACTTGGTGTTGGCGACGGCGTTCTCGAGGCTGGCGGCCTCATCGACCGGCACAGCGGTCTCGTCGACGGGAGCCTCAGGGGCGGTCGGGTCGGTCATGGTCAGTCCTTGTCCTTGAAGAAGTTTACGGAACTTTTTGAGCGTCGAATTCGACTGTACCACATCTGAAGTCGAAGCGTTCGTCGTGTCGATTAAATGTTCCCGCTCGCCGATCTTGACTCCCGTGAAGGAGCCTGGATTCTCCTCTAGAGCGGCTCGAATCCAACCGCCGATCCAGTTGCCACAGTCGACTGTAATACCTTTACCCCAGGTGGCTGGGAGACCCGGAACGCTACGTAGAGGTTCAATCAGCCAGCTGTCTGGGAAGCCGAGGATCCGCGCAACCTCACGATGTGTCAACATCCGAGGTTTTCTTGGGTGCAGTGTGATGACGGGGCCTGCGCCGGTGATTACTCTCGCTGGATCACTCGCTCGCCAGCGAACTGGTGTGTTGAATCCCATGTTGAACCCTCGGGCGACCACCTTCTCCTCAAAGGACGCCCATGAATTGGGCAGTCGTCCGTGGGTGTCGTAGTAACGCTTGGCAACTCGAGCAAGGTGGTCACCCTCTGGCCACTCCACACCCGACAAAAGGTCAACCACTCTATGAACGATTGGAGAACGAACCGACATGTGCCCGTCCACGAGCCCGTCGTCACGTGTGCGAGGCGTGGCCCACCAGGAAGGAGGCGTGTCACCCACAGGCTGCGGTAGCCAGGTTTCGGGGAGATGCTCCAAGTCGCCGATAGCGTCGTCCAACACAGGCAGTCGACTTGGGCGAGGCCACTCGATCCCAAAAGGAACCCTTGCGGCGACCCAAAAATACCGTCGCCGATGCGCGACTCCACCGACTGCGTATGCGTCGTGTAGAACGTGAAAGAGCGTCCAATTCTCATTCGTCAGTTCCTCCAACCGTTCACGCAGTGCTCGCATGAGCGCGAGACCATCCGGCCGCGTGAAGGCGAGCTGTACCGACTCAAAGACTGCGACTTGCGGCTTTACTTTCGCGGCATACTCAACGAATGACCACATGCACTGGTTGATCGGAGAATTCGCACCACGGAAGTGCTTCGCTGACATACCAGAGAAACCCGAGCACGGTGGATTGCCGGCAACCACATCACTCTCCACGACGCTCCACTGGGTAGCGTCCACGGCTTCTGCTTTCCATCCTGCACCAAGTAGGTGGCGGTTCGCTTCGCAATTCGCGACACCGAAACCTCCCTTCATCTCTCGCTTACCGACGAGCTCGAAGCCCGCCTGGACCATCCCTAAGGTAAAGCCACCAGCGAACCCGAGCACGTCGACAAAGCGAAAGGTCATGTATCTATCTTACTAGGAACATCACCCAGTGGGGCTGATGTAGCCGTTGTCCTCGCGGTCGTGATTGATACCGTTCTTGCGAAGGTACTCGTTGAAGAACTCATCCGCGGAGATGTTGGCGACCAGTAGCAGGTTCATGAAGAAGTGCCAGGCGTCGACCATCTCGGCGAGATAGCTTTCACGGTTGATGCCACGGATGACGTGGTTACTCCACGGCTTCCACGCTGTCTCACGGAGTGCTTCGTGCAGCTCATCCTCGGTGGCGAGCACCATGGTGCGGATGAAGTCCATTCGCGCCGTGCCGCCCAGGTCACTGGGCGCAACACCACTGTACTTGATCTGCAGTGCTTCCTGCATTCGCAGCATTTCCTCGAGACGATCCATCATCCTTCGAGCTCCTTCTTAACTTGATCGTAGATCCACGCGTACGTCTTCATAATACCAGCTGTGAGATCGATCTGCGGCTCCCAACCACCCGTGACTTCCCTTAGCAGTGTGTTGTCCGAATTGCGACCGTGGACACCCTGTGGCTTGTCGAGCTGGTAGTTGCGCTGGAGGACACCAACTCGTCCGTACGCCACCTCCTCAACGGCGGTCACAAGCTGGTTCACAGTCACCCAGGACGAGGTACCGAGGTTCACCGGCGCCTGCATGCCGCTTTCCATGATGCGACGAATGCCCTCGACGTTGTCGTCAATGTACATGAACGACCGCGTCCTCGAGCCATCACCCCAGATGTCGATCTGCGGGATGTCGCTTAGCTTCGCCATGGCGACCTTGCGACAGATGGCGGCAGGTGCCTTCTCGCGGCCGTCCCTCCACGAACCAAGTGGACCATACGAGTTGTGGAATCGGACGACACGCACGTCGAGACCACGCTCGATGCGGTGATACTCCATGAGCTTTTCAGCATACAGCTTCTCCCAGCCATAGCCTGGCTCCGGATCCGCGGGGTGCGCCATGTCTTCGCGCAGCGGAACCGGCTCATGCATGTATCGATCGCTCTGCCAGTTGCGTGAGTAAGCGCACGCCGACGAACTGAAGAACACGCGCTGACCCTCGTGACAGGCGTTGAGCAGGTTCACCGTCGTGGTGATGGATGACGCACACTCGACGAGATGCGTCTCGATGAACCCGATGCCGCCCATGTTCTCTGCGAGATGGTACACGTCATCTGCCTGCATGAGGGCGTACTGGAAGTACTGTGGCTGTCCCGCATCGGTACGCTCGCGGTTGTTCGCCTCGTCATGGATCTGCCACCACTCCGCGAACGGCTTGATGTCGATGGCAACGACCTTGTTACCTTCCTCGAGCAGTCGCTTGACGAGATGGCCGCCGATGAAGCCACCGGCTCCTGTGACCAACACATTACGAGACATTGTCGAGCCTTTCTTCGATCATGCGGAGATACCGCTTCTCTTTCATGGCATTGTCGAAGTGCTCACGCTGCTTGGTGATGATCCAGCGGAACGCCTCTGGATTTGCAGCGATCGCTGCGAGACGAAGCTTGAGTTCGCGTGGAGTCTTCACACGAAGCCAGTCGTGAAGTCCCGGATGCGCGTCCTTCAGGATGTGGTTCTGCGTGTCGTACTCGGGGTGGAAAAAGCAGACGGTGCCGGCGGCGAACGCCTCCCACGGCTTCGTTGTTGCCCAGCCACTGCCACTGGACGGTGTCGTGAAGGTGCACCGCGTGGAGTTGAGCAGGGGGAAGTACTGGTCCCATGGCGCGGGCTTGATTTCACGACCGACTTGCCGCTGACCCTCATTGCTCCACGCGCCATGAATCCAGTCTGGAGCCATCGGGTTTACCCAGTGGTTGATCGCGTCGACCCGGCTCAACCCCTTCTTGACACCGTTCGCACGTGCCTCGTTGATGAACAGTCCGAATCGATGCGGACGATCAAACGACGAGTTGAACGTGATGAGATCACCAAATGGCGTCCCAGGCGCGAGCGCGTTGATCTCTAGCCGCGAGTACACGTTTTCAACGACAGATGTCCTGATCTGGAATGTCTCAGGATTATACTGTTCATGCTTGAGACCATGCTTGAAGTCGAACTGCGTCAGCACTGGATGGTTCAGCGGATGCTTGAGATCACGCATCTTGTGTCGGTTTCGCGCGTCAGCGTTGAGCCAGATGGCATCATGCGTGTGCGCTCGTCCATGACGGAACTGGTTCACACCGTCGAGGATGTAACCCGCGTAGAACGCGCACCAGTCCTGTGGCTTCGTCCACTGGGTATGGTCGTCGACTTTCGGGATGGACATGTTACTGGAGCCATGCTGTCCAGTCCAGATGACGAGGCCGTCAAGACTGCTCCAGATGTCTCCCATGATATTACGGAAGATCTTGGTGATCTGCTTGTGCTGCTCGACAGTCAGGTTGCCCTTGATGTTCGCCTTGGCGAGTGCGCTGCGAAGTTGGCCGCGCCACCTATCTTCCGTCCATGGATTGAACACGTTCTCTGGCAGCCCAACACTTTGTGTGTTTTCACCAGAGTTTCGGCCAACGAGAACGAAGTGATCATCTGGGTGCCGAAGCGCCAGCTCGTTGATGACCGCGTACTTCTCCACATCACCACCAAGCGTGCCACACTTAGCGAGGCTCAATGGCATGCTTCGACCCAGTGTGGCGTAACCGATCAGTCTTCCCACTTGAGCGTCTCCAAATCCTGCTGCCACGCGGCAAAAGCGTGCGTCAACTGTGGAGGAATGATTTCGTCGTGCCACGTCAGCATCGCATGCACGTGCTGCATCGCACTGGTGATCGTGGACTGCTTACTCAGGTCAATCTCACGGAGGATCTCACACAGCCGTGGCGTCCATCGCATGCCGTGAATCTCGGCCTCGATGTCCTTCGTCAGATCGTGTTCGTTGCGATCCTGATGCACCACTGGGTGACCATAGTACACGCCGTAGCCGAAGTGGTCCATCACCTTGCGAGCGAGATAGCTGGCCCAGATGTCGTCGTAGCGACCAACACCCGGCCACACCATCATGAGAGGTGCCAGCTCTGCGCGATACATCGTTGCCTGCGAGTTGAACGGACCCCAGGTGCCAGGAGTCAGGACGAACGGTTGGTCGGTGATGGACTCAACAAGCGGTCCATTGACGAGTCGATCCACCCCATCGATGTCCGGGTCACCGGTCCAAAACATGGCACCGACGCCGATCTTGCATTCCGCAGCCTGATTCCTATACGTGCGCACACCGCGCTGGTTGAGAGGGAAGCCACGATGAACGATTTCGTTATGATCGTAATCATACACTCCCCAACACGGATTCTCCCAACCAGTATTGGTTGCGACCCACTTGATGTCGTCGTTGTACACGGTCATCCGGTTGCGAAGCACACCGATCTGGTTGTCCATGGTGGGAATGTTGTCGTCGTCCACAGTGAGGATGTACTGCGGGTTGAGCTTCATTGCCTCGAGCAGTGCGATGTTTCGTCGCTGGATGGAGTTCCAGCCGATGGCTTCGCTGCTTGCCCACGCAATCTGGTCGTCGGGGTGTAGGTAACGCGTGGTGATGCCATGCGTCAGCGTGATAACGTCAAGCACGTCGATGATCTCGTCGTGCGGAGATTTCTTGTCACCGGCGACGATGATGACGTCATCGACGGTGAGACCCTTTGCCCACTTGGCGAGCACGTGTGGCACGTTGATCGTTGTGGTGATCAAGACGGTGTGAGTCATGCTTCTCCTCTCATACAAAAAGGCGACCAGCAGACCCTTAATCTGCTGGTCGCCTCGTTGTCGACTATACCATAAGTCGTCGCTGGTTAGTCGTTGATCACCATCTACTTAGATGGGCAGTGCAGGCGGCGAGTCCGGCGCGTTCGGCCCCGCGACGGCGCCCGTGACGCCACCGATCGTCGCCGGGTTGATGTCCGGCTCCGGCGTCAACGGAGTCGGCTTGGCCGTCGGCAGACCCGCCACCGGAGTAGCGGTAGAAGTCGGCGTAGCACTCGTCGGGAGGACTGGACCAGGCGCGCCGATAACCGTACCTGGAGCGACCGGGCCAGCCGCTCCAGGGAGACCAGAGGCTCCACCGAGCTGCGTCAGCCAGCCCTGAACCTCGTTACGGTCGACACCCTGCCACGCCTTGTGACCGACCTTCACTCGAGCCGGACGGTTCAGCATCGCACTGGCGACCTGCTCCGGAGTCGGGTTCTGCGCGAAGAAGTTCGCGTCGAGACCGACGTTCTCCATGTTCCGGAAGAAAATGGCGAGCGCCATCGGGTTGTCCGTGGAGACGACCAGGTTCGTCGGGATGCGGCGCTTGATGTTCGGGCCATCGGTGATCTCCACCTTGACCTTGAACATCAGTGCACCAGTGGACGCCTTCGTCGCATCAGCAGCGATGATCTTGACGTTGTAGTCGCCATCAGGCACCAGGTCAAGCTGACCCTTGGACTGCTGAAGCAACTCGCTGAATGAGAACTCAGCCACGGTTGACCTCCATCATGTTGACGTTCTCGAAGATGGTCTTCATCATCGAGTCGATGTTGGGCTCGGTGACGACGTCACCAAGCGTTCCCTGTACACGCTCGCCGGTCTCGAACTGCGGATGTGAGCCGATCCACAGCTTGCGAACCTTCTTCGTCGGCTGCCCGTTTTCATCAGGAGCCATGTCGACGTAGAGGTACCCACAGATGTCGACGAGGTACGGCAGTGAGATACCGATCTGCCCCTGCATGTAGGGTTCCCACTTGCCGGTCTTTCCATTCTGTCGGGTCTCTGCGATCATAACGACACACTGGATAGGACCAGGCAGCATCGTCATGTCGCGGAAGGCGCGAATCGTCGAGTCCATTTGCGTCAGCAGCTGACCCCAGTCCTGCATCTGCATCGCCTCGGTGCCCTTGAGGTTGGCCTTGAGGCGTCGCTGGATCTCGGTGATGGAGTCGATGACCACAGAGCAGAAGTCGTGCTCGACCTGCGTGAGGTGTCGGAAGACCTGCTGCACGTGCACCCACTGGGTGATCGTGACGATGCAGGCGTCCCAGGTTCCGTCATGTCGTGGGATCGGCTCAGTCATCGGATCCCAGTGAATCTTGCGCGTCCTGATGAAACGCCAGGATCCCTCCGCGTCTAGCACCAGCACAGGTGGCGGTGCAGACGACGATAGTGTCGACTTACCCACCTTCGCGCCAGCGTGGACGAGCATCGAGAGGACTTCGATTTTATTCGTCGCCATGCGTCGCCTTCTTCGCCGAGCTGGCGATGAACGCAACGATACAGACAGCACCAGTGGTGCCGACGATACAGATGCCAAGCAGTGCGGTTGGCCAGTCCATTATCGTTTCACACATCCTTCACATACGTAGTCACTGTGTTTCTGATAAGCCATCATTTCTCCTGGACGGCGAATGAGAAACAGCGGCTCATCTGGTTGAACGATTCGACGGCATCGATAACAATTATGTTCGCTATGGGCATCCCAAACACCCGAGATGATATCACCACCTTCCCAGTTACGAAGCCATGGAATCAAGTCGAAAAGACTTGTGCGTGGACAATACTCGTGCACAACAATTTTACCCAATCGGCTTCCGTAACATGCGTTTTGACCGACAGTTACCTGAAGACCACAGTCAGCGCATCGATTCTCGTACTTTGCGATGAAACTTCCGCTCGTACGAAATACGTTTCCATGCTGCCACTGATCAGCAAGCGCAAGAAGCACTGACTTCGCACGGACAAGCTTACGTGTCATCTTTTATCACCTCGTCTCGATAGTAATACGCAAGCGGATCGCCTGCTGTGTAGAAATTCTTGAGCATGTCCTCAACACGGCTACCATCGTTGAAGAGTGGACAGACCATGCGATAATCGCAGTCCCACGTGCAGTTTGGATTCGGCGTGGGGTATGCGACCTGGTGGTGGTTTGCTCCATCGTCGAGGCGACCTTCGAGCTGTAGTACATCTTGAATCGTACCATACAGCTGGTGATAGAACGACTCGATCTGGAGTCGATTGTGCAGAATTTCTTGACGCTGATAGAAGGGCGGATTCGCCTTCGCCGTACGCTTGACACGTCGGATCATGTTGTAGATCGCACCACCAGATCGCTCACCCAGTTGGGTATTCGTCAGGATCTCGATCAGGTCGTACCAGAGCATTTGCTCGTCGATGGCAAGGAGCATAGTCTTGCTTGCAAAATCGGCGACAGTTTTGTGGTCCATGTATCTAAGAACACCATCACTACGTCGGCGCACTTTTGCATCCAACTTAGCAATGATGTACACAGGGACACCACCGCGTCCAGTAAGACCTGACATAACTGCGTCTTCGTAGCGTTCCGAGGCAAGTACTTCATAATCGGCGTCTGCTCCCGTCTCCTCGAGCCACTGAACATAACCGGAGACCATGGCTCTCTCCAGGTCATCATCTTTCTTCATCTTAAGCAATATACCAGTCAGTCCTTCGTCGTCCTTGAAGGTGACTAGAACGGCTTCGGTGTCGGCCTTGATGAGGCTCTCGAGCGCAGCCTGCGGTTCAGTTCGTGCGGATCCGTCAGGTACGTACCACTGGGCAAGTGCGCGGTGAACTCGGTCTCCGATGGCTCGTGGTCCTGTAGGGCTTTCTCGAGCAAATCGAAGCCCACGATACCAGGCGAGCCACCACTTGCGGCGGCATCGCTTGAACGTCGCGATTTCACTGTGAGAGATGAGTCGAGCGTCGTGGCGGAGCGTGATTTGCGTTGCACGGTCTTGATAATGAGAAAACGGATTGAGCTCCGTTTGCGGTGTCGACCCTTCGCTCCCACTGGTCACTCCGGTTCCCCAAGAAATGAATTCATGATTTTGTTCTCTTCATCGTCCAGGTGCATGACTGTCTTGCCAGCAGCCAAGAGTGTTGCGCGATCACGGGTGATCTCTTCAAGACGCTTCTGCTTTTCATACAAGCGTAGAACCTGCGTCTCTTCCACCGTGTCAGCTGTGATGATGTCGATGATGTTGATCGACTGGTGGATCTCAGAGCCGATGCGGTGAACACGATCCTCACCCTGCATGTTGTCGATTAGTGACCACGACCGTTGCAGACGGATCATCGTGTCTGCCGCTGTCATCGTCAGTCCTGTGCCACCAGCTTTGAGGGTGAATAGCAGAACGCGAAGCTTTCCCGCTTGGAAATCCTCGAGCGCGCGCTGACGGTCGTAAGCATCCACTGCGCCTGTGATGAGACCGTGGCTGACATTGGCCTTAGTAAGTCGCGCAGCGGCGAGCTCAATGATCTTACGTTGCTCGGCGGCGACCACAACTGGACGGTCACCAAGTTCATCAAGGACGACCATGAGTTCGTCGATCTTTGGAGATGGCTCGGCGAGAAGAACAGTCCAGTCGCGGGGATCATCTGACCCGTTGTAATCCACGGTGCAGTACGAAGATGCCAGCTGCAACAGTCGAATCTGAGCAGTGAGATCGGACTTAGCCACCAGGATAGTTCCGTCATCGAGACGGGTAAGAAGACGGCTTTGGACTTCATCATACGCCTTTTTCTGCTTTGGAGTCATTTCAACGAGGCGAGTCTGACGGATCTTTGGCGGCAACTGCGTGAGAACAAGTGCCTTAGGCATCCGACGAAACCGCGGATCGAAGATCTTGAAGAACTCTTCCTTCGTCGTTGGGTTGATGCCTACGACGTCGAGTCCTCCGTGACTGTTCCACGCTTGGAGGCAGTAGCGGTCGACGAACTTGGACTTCGTCGGATATTCATTCGGTGCGACGAAATGCATGATCGACCAGAGATCGGAAGGGTCGTTCGCCAGTGGAGTCCCCGTGAGGGCCCAACGGCGAGCCACCGTGGATCCCGACCCAAGCGCCCATGTTGCTCGAGTCTGTTTCGCCTTAGGATCCTTGATACGGTGCGCCTCATCAACGACCACCGTGCGGAATGTGATCTGGTTGAGCGGTCGTGGATGGACTTCACACGCCGCTGGCTTGATGTCGAGGCCATATTGCTTATCGCATTCCTTGCACCGGATGAGGCGGATTGAGCCATAGCCAGCGAGCCTGCTGAGCCTGAACGTCGACTCGAAGTTGGTAACCACAAGCGCAGTCGGATCCTGTGCAGCGGCGGCTATCAACTTTGCCTTGACGGAAGCTGACCCAGTGAGCACGTACGGAGTGGCCATCGGCAACCACGTCGCTGCCTCCTTCGCCCAGTTCATCTTCACGGAGTTCGGAGCGATCACAAGCGCTGGCAGTGAGTCTTCACCGATCTGTCGCATCGCGGTGAGAACTTGAATGGTCTTGCCTGTACCCATCTCGTCACCGAGAAGACCAGAGCCAGCGGTGAGAAGCCATGCAACGCCCATGGTCTGAAACGGGTAAAGACGTGGATCGAAGTGGAATGCGCCATCGTTGTCTTCAAAACGCGAACGAAGCGCGAGAGACAGCTTCACACGATGATTGAACTGGTCCCAAATCCACTGGGTGAGCTGCGGTCCTACCTCAAGATGATCACCGAACGAGCCCTTAAGCTGTGAACATGCGGGCATCGTCAGTGGGATAGTCCATTCCTTGTCTGTGGCGTTCCACCGCGAACCAGGGATGGCCTTCACAAGTTCTTTCTCGTTCCAGGACGTCGCAACGACAATGCGATCGTCCTTCAATTCAACCACAGGCATTCGTCTTACGTCCCTTCATCCTCGATCAGTAGTTTGATTGTATCACGAGGTTAGCTGCAACCACAGGTCAGGTCGAGTGGAAAATAGCATGAAACCTGCGTGGCGTGCGGCATCGTTGGCGTGACCGTCTTTCGTCTTCTTGTACCATCCGAGCTTCCGCAGCACAGCATCAGTCACAAGCTTCTTGACCTCAGCGCGGGGTTGTAGCACAAATGTTACGTCACGCTGTGAAGAGAGCCAGTCTAGGGCTCCATTGCACATGATGGCATCCAACTGCGCGGTCACGACAGAGCGCCCAGTGGGGATCGTGTACCGCTCTGAGCCAATCCGAACACGCGATGCCTCCGGTGGTCGGCACCAACGCTCTGCATACGACACTACGTCGTGCCACGGCATCTCACTGGACGACAGGTTCGCACTCCACCCTACCTCCAACGTGGAGATGGTTAGTACGGCGATGCCGGCCATCAGACCTGGGTCCACGCCGATGCAGTGTAGTTGCTCAACCGGTCCAGTCAATCTTGGCGCCCCAGCGATCACCAGTGGCGATGCCAGCGGTGATGGGGACAGAGAGGAGCTTGTCATCGTTCATCACGTCTTTCAGTGTTGTGAGGACATCGGAGAGGTTCTCGTTCGGTACATCCATGATGACCTCATCGTGCACAGGTAGGATCATGAACTTCTCGAGGCCGGCGTTGGAGAGCTCGACGAGCTTCATCTTGAACATCTCTGCCGCCAGCCCCTGAACAAGATAATTGACAAGAGCATATTCCTTTCCTGAGTCGCTCGGATGGCGTCGGTTAGTAAGAGGCGACCGAACATATCCGACTCCCTCGGTCGCTTTACGCTCCAACGCAACGCGCTGAACTCGATTCTGGAAAGCTCGTACCCCAGGGAACGACGCGTCGAACGCATGCATTGCAGCGGCCGCCTGCTCTTCGCTGATTCGAGCAGTGAGGGCCAACTTCGCGATCCCCGCCCCGTAAATCTTGCCGTAACCCACGTTCTTGACGACCTGACGACGAGGATCCTTCTTGGACTCGATCGATGGATCATTGAACACGCTCCTTGCGAGCACGATGAAGAAGTCATCCGGTGCGAGGAATGCCGCACGAAGTCCGAGATCCTGCGACATATGCGCCAGACCACGCATCTCGATCTGGTCGAAGTCACAGAAGACCATGCGGCCGTCGTCACCGTAGCGGGTGGTGTAGCAGTTCCGTACAGTAGTTGCCGCAGAATTCTTTTCTGATGCTCTGGGGAGGTTCTGGAGGTTCGGACCGCTCATCGACATCCGACTGGTCCGAGCACCCAGTGGGTTGATGGACGGATGCATCAGGTCGTTGGCGTCTGCGTCACCAACGATGTGCGAGAGATAGGTTGATCCCACCTTTTGCAGTTTGCGGCGGGAAAGCACAGCTGCCGCGAGTGGATGATCGATGGAGGCCAATACATCCGCATCCAATGCGTCGGCGCCGGATTTCGTCCGCTTGACGAAGTCGAATCCTTCCGCTTTCAGTACGTCGATGATCGCCTGGTTTGACCCCGGACTGACGCTGTACTTCTCCTGCACCCACTGGGCAACCTCCTTGCAGTATTGCTCATACTTTGTGAGATACTCTGCGGCGTAAGCACGATCGACGTGTGCGCCGTTGATCTCCATCTGTCGAACTACCCACGCGGCGCCAAGCTCAACTTCATATGCTCGCTGGGATCCGTCTCGTTCGAGCTGCTCCTTGAGGTACTGATACAGACGAAGTGTGATGACCGGGTCGAGCGCGCCGTATGTCCAGTACGGCTGGTACTCAATCGGCACCGTGGCCCATGTCCAACCGCCCTTAGAACCGATCGACTCATCGAGCGTGTCCTGCATCGCCTTCGCTCGAGGGTCAACATGCTTCGCAGCGAGGTTCTTGAGCGCCGTGGAGTACGTTGGGTCGAGAATATGCGCAATAGGACGAGTGTCGTGCAACCGATCACGAGGTATAGATACCCCAACGCGGTCCAGAAATGTCCAGTCAAAGCTAACGAAGTTGTGACCGACATACCATCCCTTGTACTTTCGCACGACCTCACGGACGACGCCTCCCCAGTCCTCCCAGGGGATGGCCCAACCGTTGTCTGCATCGCCGATCTGGACGAGACGAACACGATCGTTCCACTTGTCGAGACCGCTGGACTCGATGTCGATTCCGATGGTGTCTTCCCAGCGGGTTTGACCGAGCCACTCCATGAGAGCGAACGCCTCATCGACCGAATCGACGAGCCGAAGCTTTACGTTATCCAGTGACATCTGTGATTACCGTGATCCCACATCGCTCGAGGAATGAGTATGACTTGTCGAGATTCCGGTGCGTGATGTTGACGTTTTTCCACTGGTGATCCACGACAACCATCGCAAGACCAGAGTTCGCGATGAGCTTTGCGCAACCAAAGCATACGCCGCTTGTTACGTAGATCGTACCACCTTCGCGGGCACTTCGATCACCTCGCATGAGCGCATTTGCCTCAGCGTGCAGAGACGGGCAATCGGAGTAATCCTTCTCCAGCTCGAAGATCGGTTCAAAACCCATCTTCTTCATATTCTCATCCGATGCGAGAACGCGTTTACTGCTTGGTGCAACAACGTAGATCCTGCCGCTCACCGTTTCCATTGATAGATCTGGTGAACCAGCCGTCGTACGCCAGCCAGTAGGCTCCGGATTCGCTCTGAGGCACCATTCGGTACATGGCTGTAGATCTGTCTGGAACCCACTGGGTGGACCGTTGTAGCCCGTCTCGAGGAGGCGGTTTGTTGCACTGACAACCACCGCGCCGACCTGGTCACGAGAACAAAGCGAGCGCCGCGCGACGGTGCGCGCGACGCTCAGCCATGTCTCATCCCAGCTAGGCCGCGGTGCCGCGTCCATGGAGCTGGTCACGGTACCACACCTCCGATGCTGTTTCGTTTTCGAAAGACTCGTTACGAAGAATCATATGAGCACGATCCATGATCGTGCCAAACGAATCGCCGACACGACCGAAGCCATCCGGCTGCCACTTTGAGTGATACGCCTCGGTGACTTCAGCCATCTTGATGTTATACAGCTCAAGCATGGCTTGTGCGGCGAGCTGATCACGTGTGTAAAGATGTAGTGACAGTGCGGTGTGACGGTAGATCCCAGGTGTCGTGTTCATTGCCCGTGCCATGCTCGCCTGGAGCTGGGTGAATTGGAAGACGTCGTAGGGCAGCCCGAGCCAGACGTCGTTGCTTCGCATGATGACGTTCATATCCAGCAGTCCATCTCGAATAGAGAACTGCAGCGCGATCGTACACGGGTAGTCCTTCTTACCCTTGACGTTGTCCATCCACGGATCCCACAACGTAACGATCGCCTGGCGAGTGTCCAGATCAGTCATCAGCTTGTTGATCGCGTTGTACGCTTGGAGCTTGATGCGTTCGCCGTACGCTCCCCAGAAGAACGGGTCGCCGTGTTCCTTGTCCAGATACCGTCCGAACTGCGGGGCGACCTTGAGGACGAGATTAGGATCGGAAACTGCGGCGACAAGCTGCGCCGCCTCCACCGCTCCGATCGCTGGCTTGAGGTTTCGACCAAGACCAAGTGGAAGACCCCCACGCTGATTGAGCAGTACGATGGACATGAAGCCCAGGTCGAGCGTCTCCTGACCCCGCGGGGCCCGCCGCTCTCCATACTGGAGAACGCGGCGGAGCACCAGGGGGTACTGCCCCATGTCGTGCAGTACCATTTCAGACATATCAGAAGACCTGCTTAAGTGCGCGTGCCTGCCACACAGTTGCGTCACCCTGGGAGAGCCATGCGACGAACTGTTCCCAGGTGAAGCCGCGTGCGGTGTCACTGCCGTTCGTGTTGGCGTTGACGAGTCGACCGGTGAGGTAGAACTTGCCAGCGACCTTGACGACGCCATAGGCGAACGAGCGGCGGCTACCCGTACGGTACCGCATGTCCACCTTCAGCACATCGCCGTTCTTGAACGGATCGGCACCGTACTTCTCTCGCTCCGCGACGATCTTCTCGAGGCGGTCAGCCTCGGCGCGCAGCTCTTCTGCCTGCGTGAGGATGTCCTGATCATTCTGCACTGCTGTCTCCTTCGTCGGGAACTGGATTCCGCCTCGAGTGACGCGGATCTCTGGCATCATACGGTAGTGCTCTCGTGGAATTGCCGCGCCAAGAGCACGGTGATCGGTTGTAGGTGGAAAGATGTTGTTCGTCACACCATAAATGTCTGCTTCGAACTCGTCATACATCAGCTCATTGCCTCCTTGATGATCTCGCCGTACGACTCCATCGCAGTGTAGGCAAATCGCCGCATCCACTGCGGGTGTTTGGCGTCGGTAGCGATGGTAGGCCAGTCACCACCATGTGCGTAGTTCCACTGTCGCCGTGCGTTGACACCAAGTGTGACGATCGGTGGCTTACCGAGTCCCCACCACTGATCAAAGACAATGCCAGGATCGGTTTCACAGGCGTTCATGATACCGACCTTCATGTGGTCAACACCAGCAGCGTGCATTGCTCCCATGAGCCAGTGACCACTCGAGGCACGCTCTGGCACAAACGGGAACATGAATCGACGATCGTTTCGCTGGTCACCGAGCAGAAGCACCTCGGGATTTGCAGGACCAATATATCGTCCAGCACGTGCCGCATGCATCGGTGCATCGGCTCGATCAAAGATCTTATCTGATGTCCGTTCAACCCAGTGGGGACGGGTCTTAAAGATCGTCTCATATCCATCAAAGATGGTTTTGAGATCATCTCGCTTAATCAACGTGTCACCACGAAGATCGTAGCGCTGCTCAAGGACCTCGAGCGGAGCCTTGACATACTCGAACGAGCAGCCGAAGGTCTGCAACACCATGTCGATGTAATCCGCCTGCTGCTCCGTCAGGAGACTTTTATCGCGGAGTAGAGGACCATACACCAGCTCACCCATATGCCAGCGATCCAGCACGAGATGCGTGGACGTCGTTGTCAGCAGATAAAGACGATCGTTGATCGGACCGAGATACTGATCAAGAATTGAGCCAGCGCGTGGTGGACCCTTACGAAGGAGAGCACGTGGCGGCCTACCGGTCATCAGTCGCTGGGCGATTGATGTCTTACCGGCGAGATCTGGTCCCTCGAGAACCGTGATCACTTCGTCTCCTTCGTCGGTCTTTTATCGTGTAGATGAACTGGATCGTCATAGCGGTGAAGAATCCGACGATCGCCGAAACGATCAAAAGCAAGATGAGAAATCCACCGCCTACCAAGACTGTACCAAACCGTTCGTCATGTATCCTCGCACGATACGAGTGGTGAGCTGGTCCTTCGGCTTGCGAGCGAAGAGGTATTCCGCCGTGGGCGTCTCGAGGATGGCGATGCGAACATTGCCCAGTGGGGGCATCCAGTCGCTGGGAACAGGAAGATGGCGAACGGGCGAGTCGGCACCGCGACGACCGTACGACTCCCACGTCTCGATGGTGCCGTCGAGAATGATGGTGCTGTCATCCTCGTCAACGGTGTTGTCATCACGGTACCGACGCGGCTTGTACTCGGCAGTTAGAACACCCTCTGAGTGCGAGATCTGCTCTGGCTGGATAGACCAGTAGGTATCTGGTCCAGAGTGTCTACGGACGAGCTGAGGGCTTGGTTTACCGGTGATCAGGAGACCGATCCCTACCAGCACGAGCGCGGCAAGCAAGCTGGTTGGAATGGCAACGACCATCGCAATGGTGTCGGACATGTCTTCCTCCACTGGGTAACTGCTGAAGCTCCCCCGCCGGGATTCGAACCCGGCACTTGCGCCGATCGGGGGAGATCTTGCTATGAGACGGTGAAGCCTACGGCGCAGCCACCGGCAGGCGCGATCTGGTAGTCAACGATCTGACCCTCATGATACAGCGTGCACATCGACCATGAGTTCTTGTTGATCGGAAACCACGTGAAACCGATCACCTGACCGTTGATCACGGAAACCGTCTTCGTCCAGTTGCCGTGATACTTGTTGTCACGACCCTTTGTGGGCTGCGGCGCGGGCACCGTCTGCGCACCAACTGGGCCATTCACCGTGTACTCGATCGAACCCGCACGCTCATCCTGCCAGATGAGAACGAACACAGCGGATTTCGGATCCTGGTACGGACCCGGGTCAGCGGGCGGGGGCGCAGGCTGCTGAAGACCCTCAGGTGCGCCTGGGTTCGGTACCTTGTGCTTGTTTGTGGGTACGGGACCGCGTGGTTTCGGGTCCTCAAAACCTGGGCGGCCACTCCCTGAATCCACGCCACCGCCCTGCTCGCACTTACCTGCCTGGGTGAGCGGGAGGGCGATGCAGAGCAGTGCCACCGCGATTTTACGTCGATTCATCGTGATCCTTTCGACAGAGACTGATGGGAGGCGAAGGGGCTGCTTCGCCTCCCGAGGCGGACTTCTTACGTCGACGACGTCGCCGGCGGTCTTCTCATTTCATCAGGTCCAGTCGGTGCCGCGGGTCATATGAGTCACCTCCTCTTGGTCTTTTCTACGAGGGGACGAGAGGAATCGAACCTCCACCTGACCGTCGTCAGTATCTCTCCACCGAGATCATCCCCACAACCGCCGACGCTTGCTGAGGCGCCGACGGCTTCTATGCGGTGTTTCCTTGTTGCCGTTGAGAATATTCTATCAGGACTTATGTTATCCTGACGGTTTTTCTCGTTAGTACTTGCCGCCAGGTTTCCGCGCGGCGTTGGCGATCTTGCGCCAGTGGCGATCGATACGCTCGAGGTTGTCCAGTGAGAGCGCGCGATCGGAGCTGCTCTTGAACTTGTTCATCCACGCGCTCTTGATCTCGCGGCTCGTCATACCACGATAGTCAATATGACCGGTGGAGTGCTGCGTGTTGATGCCGAGCGCCTCGCGCTCCGTGGAGCTCGTCTTCTGCTGTGCGCGTGCCATCAGCTTGCGGTTCCCTTCAGTGCGGCCTGGATGATGTCGTACTGCCGTGCCTTGGCGAGAATCTGCGGGTCGATGACCGCCTCGGGACGCTCACTGCAGATCTGCGCCTGTCGCATGTAGCCGATGAACACCTTCTGGAACTCGTCGGTGGCGTCCTGCATCGCATTGAACGCGATGATGACTCGCTGTGCCTGCTTGGCGAGATCATCGTCGCCAACCACTGACTTCGACGGCTCGCCGCGAGTGACGCGATGACCGTTGCCAACGCCGCCGACCTCACTGGGCGTCTGAAGCTGCCTCGTCTTGCGAGTCTCTTGACCCTTCTTAGCACCGGCGGAGTAGTTCGCCTTCTTGCGCGCCTTCTCTGCCTCGACCTCCGCGAGCTGGGCGGCGAGTTCATCAACCTTCTCGTTAGCGCGCTTTGCCATCATACGGTCAGAGTGCGATCGCTGATGCGACATGACCCCACCCATAACGGCGTTGGTGTACTCGCAGTTAACGGCATTCTTGTGCACGCAGTGGAAGACGATGCGGTCATCCGCGAGCAGAAGCTGCTCGACCGACTGGATCTCTGCGCCCTCACCGACAGAACCAGGTGCTCCGACGGCCTTCTGACGAGCGACGATTTCAACGCCGTCAACGTGTGTCATTGTCATCTTTCTTCATCCGTTCGTCTGTGCCGCTCGTTTGCGGCGATGTAGTTAACTTAACAGGATTGGTACGACTTGTAAATAGGATCTTACGCCACAGCGCGGTTCACGTACGCGTTCTCGATCCGACCGTCGACGTCGCTCGCCATGGCGAGAGCGCGGGCGTGAGACGCGGGAAGGAACGGCGTCGCACGGTCGCCCTTACGAACGGTGCAGAGTTCCATGACCTCATGACCGCTCGAGGCGAAGCGGGCGTTGGCGAACGTCTTCTCACCGCGCACGATGCTCGGTCCGAGCGTGTATACGAGGTAGTTGCCACCGACCGGACCGTCGCCCGCTTCCACGCGGAAGATGTAGATCTCCGACCACCGGCACGCGGTGCAGCGAGTGTTTCGGCCCTGAGCGGCGACGCCAGGCTCAGCGTTCTCGAAACCCACGGATGAGATGACGTGACTGTGCTCGGTTCGCTGACTCGTCGCGAAGCCAAGCAAGATACCAGTGATCTGGATGAAGCCGTCACGGGTCTCAAGCTGCCACACACTGGTCTCTCGTCCAGCAGGTGCGTCGCCACCGAGGAATTCGTAGTTCTCTGGTCCCATTCTGATGCGGTACATCGTTGTCCTTTCGTCCTTCGTCGGTTGTGCTGTCGAGTACGACTATACCAGGACTGGACCTGGTGTGACTGTTGATGTCTCCGAACTGGGAGATCAAGAAGTCAGCGGCGGGTGAGTTACTTGATATACAATAGTTGTATGCCCACGCAAATGACTGATATGCCTGGTGGACGCCATGCGTATATGCTTAAGACACCGTTTGCGCTACGTGAGCGGGTGCTGCAGGTTGCTCGAAAGTACGACATCTCGTACAACGCGGCGCTCAATATTCTACTCGCGGAGGCGCTCGACGCTCGCGAGATCCCAAAAGACAACTAAGCCCGCCAGGTTTCGGGACCGGGCGGGCTTTGTTGCTCCTCGGGGAAGGAACGGACAAATGCATTGGAGCGCGGTATGTCCAGTTTGAATATACCAGAACGGGTTCGTATCGGTCAGCGATACATTGAACTCGGCTGGCCAATTTTTGTGCTTGGTGAGGGTAAGGTACCGATCAGGAACTGTCCGCGGTGTGATGCACGGCGACCAGACACTTTTGTTCGGCACAACGCCGATGATTGCAGCTGTATCACGTGCCATGGATTCTACGCCGCAACACTGGATGTGAATCGCTTTGAGCAGATGCTGGCGGTTCGACCGAACGGGCTGACAGCGGTACGCACCGGTGGCTCGAGTCGCCTGCTGGTCGTCGACGCAGAGGCGAGTGGAGTTGCCATCGACGGTGATGATGTCACTGGTCTGGATGTCCTTGACAGCTGGGAGCAGTGGGTCAATGGTGGTTGGTCGCTGCCACAGACATTGCGACAGCGAACAGCGGGCGGTGGGATTCATATGGTGTACCGATTGCCCAGTGGGGTAGCTGTGCCGGGACATAACCGCATCCTGCCGCAGGTCGACATCAAAGCAGACTTTGGGTACATCCTCGTCGCAGACGGCATGGAGCCGAAACGCCACTGGATGGACTCAATCGACACGCTCGCCTACGCGCCGCTTGCGCTTATCAACTGGGTGCAGGAGTCACGTGGTAAGTCAGGTGGAGTAGGCGGCGGAGGCGGTGGTCTACTCGCGGACGAACCGTATACGTTGGCACTCCGGGAAGGTGCACGCGCGGGTGAGCGTGAGCCGTTCTTTGCGAGATTGTCGTTTGAGCTGCGACGTAAGGGAACTCCGGAGCACGAGGTCATCGAGATCATGTACGCGCATTGGGAAGCGTGCGAGCAGGTTAACGATGACTTTCCATGGTCGTACGTCGAGTACAAGATCGAGCGTGACCGAGGTATTCGTCCCGACAAGCAGGTAAGCGCATCACTTAAGCAGTGGGCAGCACAGGCAACACTGGGTGCAGGTGAAAAGGTGGGTGAACAGATGGATGAATCATCTGGCAACACATATCGTAAAAGTGGACGCATCACGCTGGCCTCGAGGTCGCACAAGTGACTCACCCAGTGGATGATACAGCAGCTGGGGTGACACTCACCGTCGATCAGCTCATTGCGATGAATGACGCGGATGAGATCCTGTTCACCGACGCGGGTGACGGCCGTCGGTATGCGAATCTGTACGCTGAGCACGTCCGCTACGTCATCGAGACGGACAGCTGGCTAGTCTGGAACGGCAACTGCTGGGAACCCGATACGGGTGGACTGAAGGTTCTGGGACTGGCCGCTGGCGTCACGCGACAACTACGGGAGCAGGCGACCGATGAATCCGGTGAGGAACCAGAAGGCGGTGGGTTGTCGCCTCGAGAGCGGATGCTCCGCCATGCGTTCGGCACCGAGTCGCTGGATGCACGGAAGCGGATGGTGAAAACCGCCTCACTGCAGCCCGTGGTGCAAGTCCTTGAGGAACAGCTGGATTCGGACAAGAACACGCTCGTTGCCACGGGGTGTACCATCGATCTGCTCACGGGCGAGTGTCGTAAGACAAAGGCAGCAGATCTTAACACACGAATCGTGACGGTGAAATATGATCCGGATGCGACATCGCCGCTACTCATGCAGTACCTGGAGACATTCATCCCAGAAAAGGAAGACCAGGACGTCGTCTTCGCGGTGCTAGGCAACGCACTACGTGGTGGAAATGTTGGACGGTTGCTCCCGATGCTGATCGGTGCCACAACGAGTGGGAAGTCGCAGCTCGTCGAGGCGATCGAGAAGTTGCTTGGGCGATACTCATGCTCCATCGGCTCGAGCGTCTTCCGTGGCAACCTGGACGACAAACCGCGACCCGACCTGGTGAAGGCGATGTACACACGTGTGGCGATCGCGGTTGAGGCATCAAAGGTCTGGGAACTGCACGCGGACCAGATCAAGCGGTTGACGGGTGGAGATCGGATTCCGTATCGGCAGCTGTATCAAGGCGTCGCCGAGGCCGTGCCGCGCTTCACGCCGGTCATCGTGTCGAACGATATGCCGCGCATCAAGGGTGCGGACGCGGCGCTTAAGCGACGTATCATCGTCATGCGATTCGATCATACTGTTCCCGTGGGTCAAGAGGACACGCGCATCAAGGAGCGGTTCGTTAACGATGAGCGGACGCTTCAGGCGATCCTCGCGCGGCTGGTGCGTGGGGCTAGGTCGGAGATGGTGCGTGATGGTCTTCGCTGGGATCTCATCCCGCAGAAGTTTGCGGTCGCCACGGTTGACGCCATCGGCGAAATGAGTCACATCGATGAGTGGTTGCAGTGGATGCGGGAGGAGGGTCACCTGCAGGATGACCGTAGCGACATTGCGGTGTCGGCGATGGCGAAGGCATCTGACCTGCACAAGCACTACTCCGCGTGGGTTAAGGCGCACGGTGACAAGGCTGATAAGCAAGAAGAGCTCAGCTTGAAGGACCTCAACATCGCTCTACGAGAACGCGGCTGGGAGTCGAAACCGAGCGCTGGTGTTCGTTGGGTAGGTAAGTTTCTGCCATCAAGCACGGTCATGTGGAACATGGGATTGTAACGAGGTTGCTTACGGACAGCTTACAGGCTGCTTATAAGAGAGACAGAGAGAAACGAAGACGAATGAAAACTCAACTCTCTTGTAACGTAGAAGCTAGCTTGTAAGCGGCCTGTAAGCAGCCTGCTTACAGGATTTGATCTTCACATGTCCAGGTAGACTATTTTATCCTATTCTTTTTGAAGTCTTGTAAGGAGTAGGGTGGAAAAATTACTCTACGTACGTCTGTATACGTCGCGAGCGCGCGCGTCGCGAGGACAGATTTTTTCCGGGCCACCTGGCTTCAGGCTTCAAACACTGCGATAGAAAGAACGAGGAGTAATGATTCATCCTGTTGTGATTAAGGGTTGGCCGTTCCCGTGGAGCGTAACGAATCTCGAGGCGCAGAAAGAACATATTGCCTTTGTTCATCTGATGGCCGATCGGTTGTATGGCGGTGGAGTCGTGAAGGACGACGTTCCCGCTGAGATCTTTGACCGTGAGGCTGATGTGTTTGTGTGGACGTGGGAAGTGCAATTTGATCATGATCCGCGTTATCCGGCAGTGGAAGACTGGCAGGTGAGTACGTGAGCACTGTGGATCTTCCTGACTCGCGCGTAACGACGTTAGTTGACAAGCTGAACCGCTGGCAGCAGCACGCCTACTTTATGGCAGAGGATCAGTGGGGTCTGTGTAAGCGAGGCGAGGAAAGTCTCGGGTGCACGGCGGTCTACAAGGTTGGGAAGCACGCGGGTAGGAAATGCTTGAGCAAACCGGGCAAGGGCACCGATCACGTTGGATGGGGACCGTGTGTCGCGCACGGTGGGGCCAAGAAAGAAGGACGAGCATGGGCGGGGTGGCTGATGGCACATAAGTTTGCGGAGGAACTGGACGTAAGTCCGTGGGAAGCACTGCTGATGGTGATCCGCATCACGGCGGGACGGGTGCGGTATTGCGAGGCGGTGCTCGGGAGTGCGGTCGATGACCGTGAGCTGGAGGGACGGGCGAGTGTTGAGGGGGAGCCGACAGGAGTAAGTGCTGACGGCGACCTCACCACTGGGCGGAACCTGAGCTGGTGGGTGGACACATCGGAGCGGGAGCGGGACCGGCTGGCGAAGGTCTCGAAGGCGGCCATCGACGCGGGCGTGGCGCAGCTGCTCATCGAAAAGGAGCTGCGTGCGGGTGAGGAGTTGGCGGGGACGTTCGTGAAGGTGCTGACGGCGATGGAGGAGGCGGGCGTACAGGGCGAGATGCTGGAGATCGCCCGCGCGGTGATGCGGAAGGAGCTGCAGCTCGCGCTCGAATCGTAATGCGGGCGGGCGCGAGCGCGCGCATGCGTACGTAACGCGCGTATACGCGTAGAAATGGAGTGATGAGGAGGCAAGATGAAGGCAGAACGGCGACGACAATGGCGGAATGTCCCGGTCGGCTGGGAGGTGCAGTGGCGCGGTGACTGGTGGATCATCGATCCACCTCACTTCCGTGGATCGGTGAAGTACCGGTGGTTCCGCGTGGAGAACGAAGAAGGACGTGGTGTGCGTTGGGGCGGCGGTCCGGTGGAGCCACGCGGCTACGTTGAGTGCCGGCCAACGGCGCGGTGGGCGGGTGAGCGGACATACGTGCATACGTGAGCTCACCGTTGTAGAATCATCAACATGAAAACATTTCGCGTTAGGCTTGTTGATTGGGCGGTGGATGCGGTCGTCTGGCTTGCGGTGCTGGCGATCGCCTCCCCACTGGGTATGCTGGTGGAGGCTGTCGTCGACACCATCCGGTACGGCCACCTGAGGTAGCGAATACGGGTCTCCGAGTCTCTTCTGAGGCGGAGACTGACGCTAGTTCCGTAGTTGCTGTTGCAGGAGATCTGACAGAGCGTAGAGAGGGAGCTGGGGATGAAAAGCAACATCGCGCCCCACTGGGCAAATGGCCGGCCGTAAGATCGTCGGTGTCGAGGGCATCTCCCAGGAGCGGCTGAACGAGCTACTTCTCGCACCAGGCGGGATGAAAGCGGCGGCGAAAGCGGGTGCAGCGTCCCGCGCTCTTGATATGTTTGACCTGGGCGGGCGCAACTACAAGAAGGACCCTTGGCGCTGGGCGAAGGAGCGGGCTGGTGTCGAGCTGTGGAGTAAGCAGAAGCACATCATTGAGAGCGTTCGAGATCACCCACAGACGGCCGTTCATTCGTGTCACGCTATCGGAAAGTCGTTTGTGGCTGCGACTACGGTGGCGTGGTGGCTGGACGTGCATCCAGTGGGAGAGGCGTTCGTCGTCACAACCGCTCCTACGGACAAGCAGGTTAAGGCCGTTCTTTGGCGGGAGATTAACCGTCTTCATACGCGGGCGGGTCTGGCTGGAAGGACGAATCTGAGTGAGTGGTACATCGGCAAGGAGCTTGTGGCGTTTGGTCGCAAACCGGCGGACCAGGATCCGACGGCTTTCCAGGGCATCCACGCCCGCTACGTCCTGCTGGTTCTTGACGAGGCATGTGGTATCCCAAAGGAGCTGTGGGATGCTGGAAGCTCGATTGTCTCGAATGAGCACAGCCGAACACTGGCGATTGGTAATCCAGATGACCCGTTTGGCGAGTTCGCGGCGAACTGCCGCCCGGGTAATGGGTGGAACATCATCCACGTTGGGTACAAGCACACGCCGAACTTCACGGGTGAGCCGGTTGCGGAGATCGTCAAGGATTCGCTGATCGCTCCCCGCTGGGTGGAGGAGCGCGCAAAGAAATGGGGACGCGGTAGTGCCATCTTCACAAGCAAGTGCGAGGGACACTTCCCACTTGAGGGAACCTCAGGAACGATTCCCTACGCCTGGGCCACTGCCTGCCGTACCCTTGACCTACCCAGTGTTGTCGGAGAGGTGGTGGAAGCAGGCATTGACGTTGGTGCAGGGGGAGACCGCACGGTCATCCGTGAACGACGAGGACTCCGAGCCGGGCGTGAAGAGGTGTTCGTCGACGCAGATCCCATGCGGACCGTCGGACGGCTCATCGAGAAGATTCTTGAGTGGGGAGTGACCCGTGTCAAGGTGGACAACATCGGGATCGGTTGGGCCCTCACGGGGCGACTCCGCGAACTCAGCTCGATACACAACACTGCTGGAGCTCTGGCTGGAGATACATCTCATTCTGCTGAGGTGGTGGGTGTCAACTTTGGAGAGCGCCCTACAGAGGGCAGAGAGAAGCAGTATCTCAATAAGCGCGCTGAGGTTTACTGGACCGTTGGGCGTGAGCGATCCCGCCTACGACAGTGGGACCTTGGTGCCGTTGACGACGATGTCATCGCAGAGCTCACCGTATCTACGTATGAGATCGTAGACTCGTTCGGTAAGATCAAGATTGAGCCCAAGGACAAGATCATTGAGCGACTTGGCGAGTCGCCAGACCGGGCGGAGGCGCTGCTGCTGGCGTTCTACGACCCCTACACTCTTGTCAGCACCCCGCAGCAGAACATGCAGGTAGATCTATTGAGGGGCAACGCCGGCCCCGCTGTGGGTGGCTACGGGGGCGGGATCAACCCGTCCCGTGCAAGCATCTTTGGTGTCAGTGGCGGTGCATCACTGTACGGTGGTGGCCCACTTGGTGGAGGACGATGATACATATGGGCATCCGATGGAAAGACCGCGTCGACATGGCGCGAGAGTCCGGTGAGTACGATGAGTATCGTGATCAGCTCGCGCGGCTCATTGACGAGCAGCATACCCGTGACGAGATTCGCGTCATTATGGGGTGGACCTCGTTCAAGGTGGACATCGCCATTCCGGCTCTTGGTCTTCAGTCGCGGAACGGACGGCGACGTCTGCGACGTGACGAGCGTAAGATGATGTCCGATGTGACGACAATCAAGGCTCTCGCTGAACAGCGTGCACAGGAACACCACTGGGTGAAGGTGTTCCGTGATTCGTACGGTCCGATCGGGCGCGGGTTCTCCACCGCGTGAGACTCGTGGTTTACACGCAACCTGAGTCCTGTTATAGTTATCGTAGCACACCAAATGGACACAGCGGATGAGATGACGGAGGATGAGATGGACGGACTTGGTTGCGCCGCGGTGGTGATCGCGGTTTTGTTCGTCGTCGGATTCTTCCTCTGGGACAGCTCCGCGGCAGACGAAACGACGAAGGAGAACTGATGGATCTCACGTACGTGGGTAAGAGTGCGGGTGACTACTTCGACCTCTTTCACTTCCTCGCCGATGGTAATCGCCCGGTGCTCGAGGTGCTGGTCGACCCGGAGGACACCATCTGGATCTGCGGTGTCAACGGGCTCTCCATCCCGCAGGAAACGAAGGGTAAGGCGCACCGCCACGAGATCGTGGAGGGCGTGGAGGGTGTCATCTGCCTCAAGGCCGTCGCAACCTACGTGATTCCGCGTGCACCTGCACTCATGGCGCGGGTCTACTGCCCGATCGAGACGAAGCAGGAGCAAGAGTGAGCATGAAACGAGCACTGATGATCACGGCATTCCTGGTGGTGCTTCCACTGGGTGCCGCGGCGGAGTGCAAGGAGGGCGATTCCACGCCGACTCCGCGGCCGTCGAAGTCGTCGTTCGACCCGAACTTCCGAAACGGGTGGGACCAGCGTAAGACGATTCAGCAGTGCGACCGGTTCTTCTACGCGAACAAGCAGGGCAAGCTTCAGGATCCGTCGACACGAAACGTCATTCTCACGAAGAATGAGGATGAGGGTATCCGACTTGAGGTGCGACAGGAGATTCAGCGGTACTACATCACGCCGACCGAGCCGCATGTGAAGTTCGTGCTCGAGGTCTGCGATGGGAGTGAGTGGAACGCTCCTGGTTAGACAAAACTCGTCATAAGAATTATGCAGGAGCCGTGGCAATTAGTCACGGCTCCTGGTACTATTATCTCAACAGCAAAACAACAGACAAAATGACGGAGGACATCATGGCCCGCTTGATCGAGCTGGACGACGACGAGCTGGAGAGCATCACCGAGATGCTCCGCGAGTACAAGGCAAGCATTCAGCGTGGGTACGTCGGTATGTTCCCCGATGGTGACGACGTCGAGATCGCGGCGGCCACGAAGCACATCGTGAAGTTCGAGCGGGAACTGCGGCACCGATGATCACCATCCAGCACAGCAACGGCGAGACGTACGAGGGCGAGGTCGTCCGCGAGGACGGCCTCCGGGTCTGGGTCCAGATCTCAACGGGTAAGATTCTCTGCATCTGGAAGAGCGACATCAGGGAGATGAAGACATCATGAAGATTTTGTTCATCCTCGGCAACACCACCTGGTTCTGGGTGTGGAACGACAACTTCGCAATGTGGGACGCATGGATCGAGCGTGAGGGCGAGGTTGCAGAGCGCCGTCCCGCAAACGACTTCGGCAGATTTGAGGACGTGCAGGAGCACGTGAAGTGGCTGTTCATCAATAGAAACATCTGAATGACTTGAGTGAATGAGCACGAACCTGTTGCTCATTCACTCAAGTCTTGTTACAATTATCTTAACAGCAAAACAGACAAACGATGGAGGACGAAATGACGATCGACGAGATCATCGCGCAGCACAAGGCAGACGAGATCAAAATCGTGATCATGTACCCGGTGCTCGAGGACGTGAACGGCGAGTACTACATCAAGGACGGCGAGCGAATCGATCTCTGATGGTGTTCGGTGACCACCCACTGGGTGGTTCGCCGTGGATTATCAGATGAAGAGATGAGGAGAGCACGATGATCGTAGGAACCCACTTCGGACTGTTCATGCCCGCGCTCCGTCCCAACTGGGCGACGCTCGAGCCGGGCGAGCCCGAGCTTCAGGTGCGGTCGCGCCGCAAGATTGACCTGCTCAATTTGAAGAAGTTCATGGAGGACGCTGGTCTCGTCCTGGGGGAGCCGTTCCGCATTCCCAACACGGACTACCAGTGGCGAGCGTACTGCACCCGCGAGGCGTGGGGCTTCGCGCTTCTGCAGATCGCCCAGGACATGGACTACACGAAGTTCAAGGACACGCCGCAGAAGTATCACGGCGACACCAAGCTGACCAACGCATACGGGAAGATCTGGAACGCAACGCTCAACTCGTTCCCCACTGGGTCGAGCTACGACCACCGCTCAAATGGACGTCGTCAGTCGCCGACACCGTGGCACACACAGCCTGAAAACCGTCGTGATGAGACGGTTGTTCGGCGAGGCGGCAAGGACTGGGTGATGGCTGGCAGCAATCCAGAGCAGCTCGCCGCACTGATGCGGGAGATCGACGCGGCGACCGTTCCGGTGCCCACCGATGCGGCCATTCAGGAAATGCTCGACATCGAGCTTGGACACGCTGGTCCCACGGAGGTCAACGGGCACTTGGATCACACCAAGTGCGCGCACAGTGACTCAGCGAATGCTCGTCGGAAGTGCCGCAAGCGGTTTTACGGAAGTCATTAGTCCTGATACAATTAACTTAACGGCAAACGATGGAGGATGCAATGAAAAACCCGAGTGGTCCGAAGGACCTCACGAATGAAGAGCTGCTCAGCGAGTACCAGAGCGCGATCTGGATTGACGCGGTGAACGAGGCGGAGGAGATGTCCCCTCGCACGGTGGAGACGAAAAACGAAATTCTCCGTCGCATGGCTGCTGGACATCCCGACTGACCTGGTACGATAGCTGTACGAGCGGGGCCTGACGAATTTCAAGCTGATGTGTTCCCCGCTCGTACCAAGAGGGAGTAGAGGAGTTCGGTCGTCCTCGCCGGCCTCATAAGCCGGAAATCGGTGGTTCAAATCCGCCCTCCCCCACAAGGTCTTCGCATCATACTCCTAGGCAGAGGTGCGGGATCGGGTGCAGTGTTGATGTAGGGACCGGCAAGGCTCGTCACCAGCCACCGAGAATGCGTCACGACTGGGTCACTCCCTTAGGGACGTTCATCCACTGCATTTCGCTTGGGTAGCTCAATGGCAGAGCGGGCGATTCTAAATCGCTTGGTTGGGGGTTCGAGTCCCTCCCCTTGCACGCTAGGGACCCACAGGTCGGGTATGGGATGGGCGCTGAAAGGCTCCATGTGGGTGCGTTGCCTTCGGGTGATAGGAGATCCCGACCCTTATGGAAAGACAAGTCCTGGAACACCTAGGTGGAGACGCTTGAACCTCTTCTCGTCGTGAACGCTGCGATGGGCTGATGAGGGAGTCATAGAAGCCCATGATGGTTAGTACAGGCACATGAAATGAAACGGGAAAGGACCCCAGTTGCGAGGGGGTCCTTTCCTGTTTACACTGTTCATAAGTCCTGTTACAATTATCTCAACAGCAAAACAGATAAATGACGAAGGATTGATGATGATGAACATTCTCGAAATTTTTGCCGATCTGGCAGACAAGATCACCGCTCACCTGGGCATCAAGGTTCGCTACTCGGTTCAGGCAAAGGGCAAGAATGGTTGGTACGACCTGAACCAGACGTGGGACGGTGCCAAGAAGGCGCGTTACAGCGTCACTCGCACCGTCGCCGACGCCCGCATCTGGGAGAAGCGCTACCAAGCCGCGTTGGTCCGGAACTTTGGCCCGGTCACCGAGACGCGCATCGTTCGCCAGGTCACCCAGTTCGACGTGGTTGCGTAGTTGCACTGCTCATAAGTCTTTGATACAATTGAGTTAACGCCGGAACAACCGGTACAGACGAAGAGATAGGACAGGGACGATGGCTAGCTTCGCCCAGTTGAACGCACAGGCCGCTTCACTCGCCGAGGGTTTCTACGCGGTGATGGGGCAGGACGGCAACCCGCGATTCTTCGAGATCGCGAAGGTCAAGGGTTCACACCGCCTCTACCGCCTCGAGGGTTCGCCCGGTGACTACAAGCGCCACACGCTGAACATCAAGTGGCAGACTTACGTGCTGCACGTTCTCACGAAGGACCCGGCCGCTGGCTTCGCCCTCTATGGCAAGCACGCTCGCTGGTGCGGCGTCTGCAAGACGGCGGCACTGACGAACCCGAAGAGCCTGGCACGGGGCATTGGTCCGGTCTGCTGGGACAAGGTGCACGGGCACGCCTGATGGGCTACTACGACTGCGGGTGCGAGTATGGTACCTGTCCGGTTCGTGATGGCGAACCGGACGGGTACTGCCTCGATGAAGATGAAGAGCGAGACGTAGAGGATCAGGAGAAAACGAAATGAAGCGACTGCGGCGAGTCCCTGCACGTGATGGCTGGAAGATCACCAGCAACCACGGCTGGTTTTTCCTGGGTCTCGGCACTGATATCTACATGTTTCATCTTTCACTCGGCAAGTTCAGCATTTGTTACGAGGCCAGCTGGCCGAAGGAGAAGAAAACGAAATGACGAAGGATGAGTTCCGCCGTTTTGCGCGTGAGGCGATCGGCACCGCAGACACTGAGCGACAAGCCATTGATCGCATTACTGATCAGTGGGAGTCCGACGTGAACGACGCTCGAATCGCCGGTCAGGATGAAGCCATCGCAAACTCGAGCGCATATCACGACCTCTCGTAATGGAGAGAATCTAGACAACACCGACAAACCGCCCCGCTGCTCTCGCAGTGTGGGCGGTTTTTCGTGTCCTCTCTCCCAATGTTGTACTGTTCGATCAGCTTCAAGTAACATTCGCGGCAACCTGGGAGAGACTGTGGGAGCACCTCCGCACTGGATGACGGTGCTACTCGTATGTCTTGCGACGTACCGACTGACCCGCTTCATCACAAAGGACGCGTTCCCGCTCATCGCCGGTCCACGCCGGTGGGTTGATACCCAGTGGAATCCATTCCCTGATGAAAACGTCTGGCAGTCGTATAAGCAGTCACCGCCCGCAGCGAAGGTGATCGTCATTGAGAACCTTCGTAAGACCGGTGTCCGGTTCAAACCGAACGGGTTTCTTCGATCCATCGCCTACCTCATCGGCTGCGCGTGGTGCACGTCGATCTGGGTCGCTGGCGGTGTCGTCATCCTTGTTGCACTGTTCACGCCAACCCACTGGGTGACTGGCATCTTGCTCTGGCTGACCGCCTCGGCCGTCACCGGACTGATCTCTCAGAGGGAGCCTGAGTGAGCGACTACCGTCGCAGTGCCAGCCCGTATGGCCTGCCGAAGCAGATCGACGCGAACGCACTGGTTGCGAGCGCGCGTCTGCTGACCGGTGCTGGCGACCCGATCATCCAGAAGCGGGAATGGCAGCGAGAAGGCTGGGACTTCTACGATGCCATGGGGGAGTTCTGGTATGGAATTACCTGGCTCTCCAACGCGATGTCCAGGGTGAGACTGGTGGCCGCGAAACTCTCCCCTGGTGGGGACGAACCGGAGATTTTGCGGGACGACAAGCTTGGCGATCCTGGCGAGGACGCAGTTGAAGAGGACGACGAAAACTTCACCAGTGAACCAGCTTCGACGATCACTCCGCAGGAGCGTGAGATCGTCAAGATCGTGGAGCAGTTCGGTGGTGGCATCGGTGGACAGAGTGCGATCCTCAAGGCACTCACTGTGCAGGTCTCGGTTCCTGGTGAGGGTTTTGTCGTAGGTGAGCAGAAGGTGCTCGACGAGGCGTCCAATCAGCTCTCTGCGCCGATGTGGACTGTGAAGTCTCCGGATGAAATTCGCCGTAGAGAATTCTCCAACCGGAGTAAGAAGCAGCCACGCCTGCTGGATCGCATTGGTCCTGGTGTTCCTCGAGCGGAGTCGTCGTATGAGATCCAAGTTGAGGAGAACCAGTGGATTCCACTGAGTGGTGAGTCGGTCGTCTGCCGTGTCTGGCAGCCGCACCCGCGCTACTCGTGGCGTGCGACCAGCGCGACGCTTCCGGCTCTTCCAATCCTTCGTGAGATCGATCTCTACAATCGTCGCATCATCGCCGACCTCGTCTCACGTCTTGCCTCGAATGGCATCCTCATCATGCCGCAGGAGGCGACGTTCGTTGTCAATCCCAACTTCAAGGATGCTCCCGATCCCTTCGTTGCCGAACTCATCGAGACCGCCTCGCAGGCCATTAAGAACCCGGGCTCTGCGAGTGCGGCGATCCCGATCCCCATTAAGGTTCCGGCGGAGCTCGTTGACAAGTTCATCCACCTGACGTTTGCCGCCGCGTTCGACGCAGGTATTCTGGACGCGCGCGATAGGGCGATCAAGCGTCTTGCGACGACTCTCGCTATGCCGGAGGAAGTTCTCACCGGCGTCCAGAACGTGAACCACTGGACGGCGTGGCAGATCGACGAGTCTGGCATCAAGCTTCACATCTCGCCGATCGCTGAGATCATCGTTGACGCGCTTACCCGTGGTTACCTCGAGCCGATGCTTGAGGCGTCTAAGCTTCCTCTTGTCGGTGAAGATGGCTCTCGTTATGTGATCTGGTACGATGTGAGTGAGCTGACGGCGAAGCCTGACCTAGGCGATGCCGCAGACTCCGCGCATGCTAGCGCGACGATCTCTGACGCCGCATATCGTCGTGAGAAGGGCTTCACCGAGGACGACGCACCGGATGAGAAGGAACTTCAGGCGCAGGTCATGCGCGCACTTGCGCTGACGGGCAACACGCAGGCGATTGGTGTTCTCTTCCCCGATCTCAAGGAGGCGATGGCGCCGCCGCCGCCTCCTGGCTTTGATGAAGAGGGTCGTCCGCTTGCGCCACCGGACAGCACAGTGACGGAGACCACGGAGGAAGAGATTCCTGATCAGACGACGACCACAGTAACCACGCCTGCTCCGCCCAGTGGTTCGGCTGGTCGTGGTGCTCCGACGACGAAGAAGCCTGGTGCGTAATGGAGTTGACGGGACTCACTGAGGCGCAGGTCGACGAGTACGTCGACGCATTCGCAGCGCTTATGCGTCAGCGGACTCGAGCGGCATTTACGCTCGCCGCGCAGTCGATGACTGTGAATTCCGAGGTTGTCGTTGCCTCGCCGATCGACGCGCTTGGCGAGATCATCGGTTCGTGGAAGACGAGCGTCAAGACGGACTTGATGCCGTACCTGTCGAAGCTGTTCGCCAAGGCAGGTAAGGCAGTTTCCACCCCACTGGGTATCGCGGCACATCTCGACACCATCGCACCTGTGCTGGGCAGTGTCGAAGAGAGTCTCACTGCCTATGCGAATGACCTCTACGATGCAGGTCATCTTGCCGTGATGGTTGGCTGGCAAGACGGCGAGACTGTCATGGCAATGTCTGATCGTCTACAGTCTGTGCCGAAGCAGAAGGAAGACAAGGCGCACTCTGTTGCGCAGACGCTTGTCACCGCTGTGGTGAATGGTGGTGAGTGGGAGCAGCTTCTCGCCATTTCGGCAAAGTTTGGTAACATCACGCTGAAAGAGTGGATGGCGACACAGGATAGTCACACTCGCTTCACGCATGAGGCAGCTGATGGCCAGACTGTGCCACTCGAGCAGAAGTTCGTTGTTGGCGACACGCTTCTGGACTTCCCCGGTGATCCGTTTGGTGATCTTGATGAGATCATCAACTGCCGTTGCACGACGAGGTATCATTCGGAGCCTGTCTCCCAAAACTCAACCACTCAGACCTCCCCTGATGCACTTTCAGCCGACTCTTCGGTAGATACTACGGAGCAGATTTCGGCATCTGCGGCAACGAACTCAAACTGGAAAGAGTCAGATCACCCGCGTGGAAAAAACGGCAAGTTCATCAAGAAGGGTACAAGCACTTACGTAGCGGTCACAAAGCTTGCTAAGAACGGGAAGAACTTTTCTTCTTGGACGAAGTCTGAGCAGTCGAGCTTCCTGAATGAGATTCCAATCATCACGAACGAGCAGTGGAATAATCTCACCACCGACCAGAAGCACGATATTGAGACTGCGGTAAGTGACGCACTCGATGAAGGTATCTCTGGTGCAGCAGACGCGCAATCTCACTTGGATGAGCTTGGTAGTGCAGAGGTCTTTGACGATGCTGATCTCAACGTCTTTGATCCTGACACTGCTCTACCCGATAACGCACCATCTGGTGGTGTTGCACCTAGTGGTGTGTCTGCACAGGCGCAAGAAGCTGCTGATAAAGGCTTCATCACGCATCAGCAGGCAAGTGATCTCATGGATGCACTCGCGCTCGATGAGATCTCTGAGGATGAAGCAAAGCTAAAGCTTGCGGGAATGCTAACGCCGGCACCAACCGCAGCGGTTGAATATGCAAACGTAAACAATGACATCTACGAGGCATTCGTCCAAGACGAGATCTCGCTTAGTCAGTATGAAAAGCTTTCATCTGATCTTGTGAATGGCGTCTCACCCAGTGATGTTGTCAAGTCGCTGAAGAAGATGCAGGGTGAGAACAAAGCAGCCGCTGCGGCTGCTCCCTCACCGGACACCGACATCGATGCTGCGTATGAGCACAACACCATCACGCAGTCGCAGCATTATGAGCTTAGCAAACTAAGCAAGACCGCAAGTGCCGCTGAGCTTCAACAGGCGCTTGATAAGGCAACGAGCGAGACGACAGAGGCTAAGAAGAAGCTTAAGGGCAAAATCAACAGTGCGCATGCGAATGGCATGATTGATGATGCACAGCATGCTGAACTGCTGAATCAAGTCGATAAGTACAACGATCCTAATGGCGTTGAGAAGACACTTAACAACGTCATCGCGAAAAACGCTGCGGAAGCTTCCGAACCAGACGTCGCACCAATCACCACTGGGTCGCCAAAGCCGATTAAGATCACTCACGGTCTTATTCACGCAAAGTATGCGCCCGGTACGACTGTTGCCGTGGATGAAAAAGGCAATAAGATCGTCTGGAATGGTTCGTCGTATGACATCATTGGACCAAATGGTGATCCTGTTGCGACGGGTATTAAGAAGAGTAAGCTGTATGCTCTTCTCAACACCTACAATGCCGATGCCCAGTGGCATGAGCCTGGGAACCAGCCTGTTGCGGTAACGCACGCTGCGCCGCTCGACGCGGCTCCTACGCCCAACCCTGTTCCACACCCTGTATCGTTCCCAGCACCATCTGCGGTCGATTCTGCACTTGATGACGCGTTCGGTCCGACGAATACAGGACTTGCATCGCCATCCACACCTGCCGTCGCGCAGGGCATGGACATGTCCAAGTGGAAGATGGTTGGCGGACAGGCGGGTTCAAATAAGGGTGCGCTCTTTGAGGCGCCTGATGGAAAGCGTTATTACGTCAAGTCACTGAAGTCGAAGGAGCATGCGCAGAACGAGGTTCTTGCTGCGGCTCTTTATCGTGCGGCGGGTATCAACGTCCCTGAGGTTCGGCATGTCACCGAGGGCGCGCCTCCCGGGTGGTCAAATGTCATCGCGTCGCCGATCGTTCCCAATGCGAAAAGTAACAAGAAGGGTCTAACGACACCTGGTGCATTCCAGGAGCAGGCGCAGCAGACGTACGCTGTGAATGCGTGGCTTGCGAACTTCGACGTTGTTGGTCTCACGCATGACAATATGATTGAGTCTGACGGTCAAGTGCACCTCATCGACGTTGGTGGGTCGATGGGTTATCGTGCGCAGGGTAATAAGAAGAAGGCAAGTGACTGGAACGAAGACCCTACGAGTGCACTGGAAGGCTTGAGGAATCCGAACCTCAATCCATCCGCGGCCTCAGTCTTTGGCTCGATGACCTACGAGCAGCAGCGTGAATCCGCAAAGGCGCTGCTTGGCATCACTGATGCGCAGATCGATCAGATGGTGAAGGACGCTGGCCTTCCGGCGAAGCAAGCTGCGATTCTCAAGGCGCGTCGTGACGCCATCTTGAAGCTGTACGGTCTCGATGCGAATAACAACTCGACTTTGAATGTGCCTGCGCCTACGCCTACGGCAGCACCGACCGTTTCGCCAACACCAGTTGATCCGCTTTCACTGGGCGAACTCCCAACTGGAACACCTGGTGAAATCGTTGACAGTCTCAACAAGTTGCACGCTGTTGGTGATCTTACTGATCAGGATCATCAAGCATTGGTGAAGGGCGTTACCAACGGTAAGACCTTCATGGGCAAGATGGTTGTTGGAGCGCACAACACCAAGGTGAAAGCGGCGAATTACACCCCGCCTCCGGCTGATCCTGGTGGTTTCGGTGCGATTCATAATCCTGATCTTGATACGCCTACGGCAATGCCAGTTGGTACTTCGGTTTCAGCGATTGACATCATTGATGGTGTTGGTGGTTTCGCGTATGGCGAAGTGCATGGATCTGGATCGAACGAGTGGGGTGAGTCGTGGAGTGTTGCTCCAGGTCTCAGTGGAACTGTGCTCGTACAGATGGACGGTGCCAATGGCGCAACCGTAATGACATACCCAGACTTTGTCGCGTACACGGCGGACAACAACATTCAGTGGGAATCGAACGATGGAAGTACATCGATCTTCCCCAAGACGAACATGCCCGCAAAGAAGGCCACGGCACCCGTCTCCACGCTGACGCCAGCACCAGCAGTGGTGTCTACGACGCCGTCTGTGACGACTGCAGACGACATTCCGGGTAATAAGCAATATGACTTCTACCAGCACTTTAAGGCGGAGAATGTTTCGCCTGCGTGGTCTGGTGCAAAGATTTACAAGAGTATGCAAGCCGCTAAGCTGAAGATGGCTGGCGATCCGCAGTTCGCCAACATCTCAGATGCTGAGCTGCTTAAGATTCTTGATAAGCAGCATAACATTGCCAAGGCGACCAACGTCAAGGCATACAGCACGAAGACTCGTGCGTGGCTTAAGACGCCGCAGGGACAAAAGGCGTTTAAGGAGCTCAACTCTGGCATTGCCACGCCGCCGCCAGGCATTGCGAAGAAGGTTGCGCCTTCTGCGTCACCAGCAGTCCCAACGACGCCGAATGTTTCACTTGACACTTCACCAACACTTTCGCCTGACGCAAAGGTGGAGGTGTATGGAAAGTTCAAGGGGTCGACCTATGGTAAGTACTACAAAGATCCTGCTGCTGACATTTACTGGAATGCTGTTCAGCAGGCAAAGCTTCAAGGAACGACACCTGGTGCTGTTCTTGCGGCTGTTGATGAAGAGGGTTCAAAGAAGTTCGGTGTCGCGAATGCTGGTGTGTATCAAGCCAAGGTCAACGACTGGCTGAAGACACCATCTGGTCAGGCGCTTGCAAAGCAGATCGACGCTGGAACATATGCTCCTGGTACGAGTGTCGTCGGTGCGAAAAAGGCACCTGCGAAGAAGGCGAAGAAGGTTTCAGCGTACGGTGGTGGATACGGATCAAGTATCGCAGGTCCGGCGACGCATCCTGCGTCGACGCCGCTGAACCAGAAGGTTCAGGACGTATCGCAGAACGTTCCGCCGTTCGATGAAAGTAAGACTGCCGCAGACTTCCCCGTCATCAACAACACGCAGGCTGCCGCTCTGTGGGATGACATGGTCGAGCAGAGTGGTGAGCCGTTCCAGGCAAAGCAAAAGGCGTCGTTGAAGTACTACACAACGAATCCTGGCTACAAAGCCATGAACAATTACCTGCGTGGACAGCAGGGTGCAACAGATGCGACACAGCAGCACATCAACAACGCACAAGCCGGTATGCGCCCAACCACGCGTGATATCGTGCTTCACCGTGGAAACAGCTCGTTCACCGACGGTGCAGGTCGCCACTGGGGTTCGTACGAAGAAATTTCACAGTACGTCGGCACTGATCTGCATCAGGAAGCGTTTTTCTCTGCGAGTGTTGGTGGTAAAGCTGACTTTGGCGGCTCCATCATGATGGAGATTGAGGTTCCAAAGGGCACGCCTGCGGCGTACGTCAAGGCGTTCAGCGCCTATAAGAACAGTGAAAGTGAAATGCTTCTTGCTGCGAATCTTCGGTATCGCATCGTGAAGGTAGAGAAAAAGGGATACACGACGGTGGTTCGCATGCGTGTCGTTGCGAAGGATGAGGCGTAACATGACATTCCCTTGGAGCGACGGCTCGGACATTGCATTCGCGCCAGTCGGTACTGCCAAGACTCAGGTCTGTATGCTCGACAGCGAAGTCGAGGCGGGTGGTGACCCCACACTGCCTAATGATGCACCTGAGGAAGATGACGACGAGTCAGAGCTGACTGACGAAGAAGTCGATCAGCTGCTGAATGGAGACTTCACCCCACTGGGTTTGACCGCTGCGGCAGAGACTTCAGAGCACACTGGAGCTATGATCGCGCTCCTCCCAACGATTGCTGATCAAGAGCGCCTTGCGGTGCCTGGAGGTGAAGACGAAGAGGAGCTTCACCTAACGTTGTTCTACCTTGGCGACGCGAACAAGATTCCGCCAGGCATGCGTGATCACATTGTCATGAACATGCAGGACATCGCACGCAACACATCGATCGTTGACGCGGATGGATTTAGTGTCAACATCTTCAATCCACGTAAGACAGACGATTCTTGTGTCGTTCTGGGTTGCAGTGGTGATGAACTTGCTCGTCTGCATAGGCGTGTCAGTGACATGCTATCACATATTGATGAGATGCCAGATCAGTACGCACCGTGGATTCCACATGTCACTCTTGCATACTCAAACGACTCTTCACTCCCTGGTCAACTGACGAACCGGACTGGTCCGATTCGCTTTGACGTTCTCCGAGTTGTCTTCGCTGGACAAGCTACTGACTTTCCGTTGTACGATGGTACAGCGACGAGTCACCCAGTGGAAGATGCAGGGACGGCTGAGTCAGTAGTCGCTGCTGGTGGGAAAGAAAGCGACGTAAATAAGAAGGGTGGAAACCACAACCTCAAGGACTACTGGGTCCGAGGTGCAGGTGCCGCAAAGATTGGTTGGGGCACGGACGGTTCGTTTGCTCGATGTGTAGCTCAGCTCGGAAAGCATGTCAAGAACCCGCAGGGCTTGTGCGCGGAGTATCACCACGCAGCCACCGGTGAGTGGCCCGCTGAAAAGGGAGTTGAGTCTGCGGTGGAGATCGCTGTGACGGCTGACGCAGCCGCCGACGATTCTGAGTACGACGGTGGCTGGGAAGGCGTCCTCATGGTTGAGGACAGTGACACCGGTGATGGTCGTAGGTTCGCTGGTGGTTCTGTCACGTGGGGTGATACTGAGACGACGATTCACCCCTTCCAGTGGGCACCTGCGAACATGGGTGAGCACAAGGGTTCGGTGACCGCGGGTCGGATCACGAACATCTGGCGTGATCCGACGAATCCTCGTGTCATCCGTGGTAAGGGCACGTTCAACCTGAACGATGAGGATGGCGTTCGCGCCTTCAATCAGGTGAAGGATGGATACGCCGGCGGCGTCTCCGTCGATCCTGACCAGATCGCTGACGCAGACGTCGAGCTGGAGTTCGCCAGTGAGCCGGCGAACCCCATCGATGCGATGCAGCAGAAGCCGACCAAGACAATTTTCCACGCTGGTCGGATTCGCGGCGCCACACTTGTTGCGTTCCCCGCGCTGGTCGAGGCATCGATCAAGCTGACCAAGAAGAGCGATTCTCCGGCTCTTGTCGCTGCGTCGACTGATCCGTGGAAGGCCGTCGAGCATGAGATGCGATTCAGCGACGAGATCGATGGTCTCACCGCTTCCGTCGCATTCGCGTACGTGCGTGATCTCGATGACATCGTCGATCGTCGGCAGTGTCGCTTCCTGCATCACGAGATCAACGAGGACGGTACCCCTGGGCTACCGAATCTCACCGCATGCGCAAGTCACATCGGAGCGATCAACGCGGGTCGGACGTTCGGTCTTCAGCTGGATGAACTACGTGACGCATACGCGCACATGGCGCAGCACTTCACCGATGCTGGCATGACGCCTCCCGCGTTTGCCGGCAAGGTCTCCGACGCCATTGTCGCATCCATCACTCCGGCACCGCCGCTTGAGTGGTTCGGTAACCCGAACCTGTCGGGTCCGACGCCAGTGAGTGTTACCGACGACGGCCGGGTGTTTGGTCATGCAGCTGCGTGGAACTCCTGCCACACGGGGTTCGCCGACACCTGCGTCTCCCCTCCGTTTGAGAATGACTACTCGTACTTCACCACCGGTGAGGTGCTCACAGCGGAAGGGCACCGTGTCGCGGTCGGTCAGATCACTCTTGGAACGTCGCATGCGCCGACTCGTGGTGTATCTCTTGCCAAGGCGATTGATCACTATGGAGACACGGGCACGGCGGTTGCTGATGTCACGGCTGGCGTGGATGACCATGGAATCTGGATTGCTGGTGCTGTACGTCCTGGCGCCAGTGTGGAGCAGCTTCACGCACTCCGCGCCAGTGCTCTTAGTGGTGACTGGCGTCGGATTGGTGGGAATCTCCGCATGGTGGCTCTTCTCGCTGTGAACGTCCCCGGCTTCCCGATTCCACGGCTGTCCACCGCGGTTAACAGTGGTAAGCAGCTGTCACTTGTCGCATCCGGCATCGTTCAGAACGATGGCACGGGTAACGGCTTCTCTGCTGAGCTCGCACTACTCGCTGATTCCTGCGGCATTCCACTGGGTGATGCACCTAGTGAGCTGGATCTGCTCATGAGTGAGGTGTTCGACATCGTCGACGCGCATGGTAACAAGCACAGTGAGCGAAACGGTAAGTTTACTGGTCACGTTGGCAAGGGTGGCGGTAAGGGCGGCAAGTCTGGCGGTGGCAAGAGCGACGCTGATCGTCTCGATGAACTTGAGCGGAAGGTGGAGCGAAGCCAGCGTAAGGGTGGCAAGCAGATCAGCAAGGACGAAGACAACGAGCTGAATCGTCTCCGCAACAAGGTGTATGGCGGCGGTGACGACAAGGACAGTGACGGCGGTAAGAAGAGTGATGAAGACCGCCTCCAGGAACTCGAAGACAAGGTCGAGAACAGTAAGGGTGGCAAGGCCATCTCCAAGGAAGAGGACGAGGAACTCAATCGTCTTCGGAACAAGATCTACGGATCGTAAGGAGTCATCATGGGTTGTGGATGCGGTGGGGCAAAGATCGAGGCCCTGACGACCAACCAGGCACAGGAACTCATCAACGCTGCTCGTCAGCAGGCGCTGCTGACTGAGCAGGAAGCGATGATTGCGTCGATCGCGCAGGCGTCGCAGAATGCGAACTCGAACGCATCTGCACAGCGGTAATTCTCACGGTTTGCTACTGCTTCAGAGATCGAATACTATGGCCCTAGGCAACAATTCCTACGCAGTGAGGTTCATCAATGGGTGACAAGAACAAGGGAGTGTCCTTCCCTGAGGATGTGACCTCTCTGTCGGATGCGGAGCTTTCTGAGCTTCGCGACGCCGCCGTTTCCGAATTCCAGGCGCTGTCTGCGGATGAGGTCGACGAAGAGAAGATGTCCACGCTGCGTACTCTGGCGGCTGGCATCAAGACCGTTCGCAAGACCATCCAGACGCGCAGTGATGCCGCTGCAAAGCTCGCCGCTGAGCATGCCTCGATGAAGGATCTCGCCGCTGAGCTTGAAGCGGAGAACGAGAACAAGGACGACAAGGGTGAGAAGGAAGCCGTCACGGCCGGCGCTGGTGTTGGCGGTGCTCGTACGAACGAGCGCACCCCTGGTGTTCGTGGTCTGAACGTTCCGCTCAGTGAGGTTTCCGCGCGACAGGCTGACAAGCCGAAGATTCTCGGTAAGCGCCGTGAGTCTGTCCTCGTCGCTTCGGCGGATATCCCCAACCACGCCACTGGGTCGACTCTCGACGACATGGAGCACCTCGTCGCTGCGATGCAGTCGCGGGCACGCTCCCTACCGATCCTGAGCCGTGGTGACGACACCACGCGGTACCCGATCGCGTCGCTGCAGCGGGACTTCCGCTACACGCTCGACCCGAACGCGTCGCCGGAACAGATCAATGACGTTCTCACCGCTGCCGCTGACCCCGACGCACTCGTCGCGGCTGGTGGCTGGTGTTCCCCGTCTGAGATCAACTACGACTTCTACAACATCGTCGCCGTCGACGGTATCCTCGACCTCCCGACCGTCGGCATCAACCGTGGTGGTATGCGCTGGCCGGTCTCGCCGTCCTTCGGTGACCTCGTCGGCAACGCCGCCATGTGGTCCTGGTCTGAGACGCAGGACATCGCAGCCGTCACCGGTACCGCACAGTCCGGCACCAAGACCTGTGCGCGCGTCCCTTGCCCGTCGTTCCTCGAGGAACGGCTCGGCTGTGACGGTCTCTGCCTCACGGTCGGCAACCTCACCGAGGATGCCTACCCTGAGCTGATCGCCAACCACACTCGACTGCTGTTCGCCGCGCACGCGCACAAGATGAACGCGAAGCGCATCCTCCAGCTGTACGCGGGTTCCGCGAGCGTTACCGGTACCTTTGGTTCCGCCGGCGCTGGTGTCGTCAACCCCGTTCTCGGTGCTCTCGAGGTCAGCGCGATCGACTACCGCGAGAAGTACGCCATGGCTGATGGCGCTGTTCTCGAGGTCATTCTGCCTCGCTGGCTTCGGGCCGTCATGCGCGCCGACCTCCGCAAGCGTACTCGTGAGAACACGAGCATGCTCGCGATGACTGACGCCGCGCTCATGCAGCTGTTCGATAACATCGGTGTTCGCATCCAGTGGGTGGGTGACTGGCAGACTCGTACGACTGGTCTGTTTGGCACGACCACCGTGCTGACCGCGTGGCCGACGACCGTTCAGTTCATGATGTACGCGCCTGGTACGTGGGTGATGGGTCAGGGCCTCCGCCTTGACCTCGGTATCATCCGCGACTCCGTGCTCAACGCCACCAACGACCACACGGCCGAGTGGATGGAAGAGTGCTGGCTGATCGCCAAGGTCGGTCACGAGTCGCGTCGTGGCACCATCAACATCTGCCCGGACGGTACCGTCGGCGCGGCCGACCTCGTCGCCTGCGACATCTAAGCCTGATGTCCCCACTGGGTAGGTCCACGAGTAGCCGAGGAGGTCAGTAATGCCTGTGTCAAATCGTCCTCTTCGGATGCTCGTGGACCCTCCACGGCGTCAGCCGATGCCGTTCGGCATTTTCACAGTCGTTGATCAGCGAAATGTC